ATGCCGAAGACCAGACAAGCCGAGGTTCTCGACAGCATCGACCTGATGTTCCGGGCGTTTTCCGATCGGACCCGGCTGCGAATTCTCCATGTCCTGCAAGGTGGGGAACTTTGTGTCGGGGACATCGTGGACGCCCTGTGCGCCCCCCAGCCGCGGGTCTCCCGGCACTTGGCCTACTTGCGGAAGGCCAAGTTGGTCCTGGTTCGCAAATCCGGCTTGTGGAGCCACTACTCCCTCGCTCCGGCCAAGACACCATTTCATCGGAAGCTGCTGGAGTGCCTAGCCAAGTGCTTCGGCGAAGTACCCGAACTCCAGGCTGACAACGCCCGGGCTGCCAAGATCAGAAAATCTGGCGGCTGCTGCCCGAAGTCGTGACTGTCTGCGGGTCTCCGGTTTGGGGGCCGAAAACAGATTTAGGTAGTTCGGTCAGTCACCTTCGCGCCATATTGATTCAAACGCCTTCTACAGAGAAGCGAAGCCGATCGCGGTGCATTGTCAGATTGACATTCCCTAGCGTGACGGCGAGTTGCAGTGAGTTGATGGTGGCCTTGTTTCCGTCGCCCAACGACAGGCTCCTCGAAGAGTCGTTATGTGGCGAGATTCATCGGCCGGTGTAGTATCGCTCGATCTCGGTCAGGGGAATGTAGATAGTGCGGTCGATCTTGATGGGCCGCAGTTCGCCGGTGAGGCATTTCTTGTAGACCAGCCGGCTGCTCAGGTTGAGCCGTTTGCCGGCCTGCTCGACCGTCAGCAGGCGGCGATCCGGGGCCGGCACGGTGGCGATCTCGGTCTTGACGGCTGGGGCGAGCACGTCGGCCAGCGTGAGGATGGCGGCCGTGGTCTTGTCGTCGCCCGCCACCCGCAGGTACTCGTAGAACAGGGCTTCAATGGCGGGGTTCACGTTGGCTACCGCCTCCGAAACAGGCCGCGGCGGCAGGGCACGCGGTAGCAGAGTGGGTTGTCGTCGGCCGGCTTGGCGGCCGGAGGGGCAATCGGGGGCAACGGTTCGGCCAGCGGCGCGACTGGCTCGGCCGGCTTCGGCAGCGGGGCGGCCAGCGGTTCTTTGGTCTTACGGCTGGTGAGTGGGCCGACCGACATCGCCAGCCTCACGACGGAACCAGAAACCGTCGCATCGGCGCAGGGTTGCTGGATTTCGGGTGGCTCGGGTAAGCAGTCGGGGATCGGAGGCGAGCCGCCCTTCTCAACGCTCAGAACCACGGCCACGCCGATGCCGATGGCGAGAGAAGCCAAAGCGCCGAAGATCAAGGCGAACGTGACTCGGGCGGCGGACATAGTGTGTCTCCGATGATTTCATTCATGGAACAGCTTGCCGCCGCTGAGCTTGCGCAATAGGCGGCGGGTGGTCTTGAAGTAGCGGACAGCCCCGCCCAGCAGCCCGGCCGCCAAGGCGGCACCAAAGCCTTCTGCCATCGCGCCGGCGTGCGCGTAGATCAGCCAGACGGCCGCGCCCAGGACGCCGACCAGCAGCAATGTAACAAAGCCGGCCAGCAGGCACTCGCCTAGGATGACGAGCACCTTCTTCGCCCTGCCGGTCGGACGGAAGTGGCTCTCGCCCCACTCGGCCAGGATGTCGCGGACCAGCGGGCCGTGATGGCTGTTGTTCAAGGAGACGGTCGCCTTTCGGCCGCCGATCTCCACGCCCAGCCAGGTGCCCTCGTCGTTCTTGGTCAACTCGACGGTGGCCTTTGCGGTCTTGTTCATGGCTACTCCAAAGGTGTCAGCTTCAGTTCGCGGGCGATCTTGTTGGCGGCCTTTGCCTGATTCCAGGACAACCGCTCGAAGGCGGAGAGTTCCCGGCAGGCATCGTAGAGGGTCTTCGCCTCTTCCTGGGTGAGGATCACAATCGGGCTGCCGTCGATGTCGGTACTCGGCACGTCACGCTCCTGGCGAGAAAATCATGTGGGCACAAACAGGAGTCCCGCCCCGCCCCAAGCAGGTCTTGCCTGGGGCGGAGCACGACACGATCAGGAGACTACTTCGGGACTCTCTTCCACACCCGCTGCATGGTCTTTTCGGCGGTGGTCGCCAGTTTGGCCAGTTCGGCTTTCGTGTGGATGACGGTGTTGGTCAGTTGCAGCAGCGCCGTCAGATCGTCGGCGGCCACCGTGTACGTCGCGTGCGCCGGGTCGGCGTTGTTGAGTACGCCCGTCTGCGACTCGACTTCCTTGCGCAACGCAGTCAACAGGACCGTCAACTCGCCATCAGCGGCGTTCAGTTCGGCGGGTGGGATTTGCTCCAGACGAGCGAGACTCTGGCGGATGTCGTTGTTCATGGGGTTCCCTTCATCGGTGCATACCTTCGAGACGCTTGATGCCCTGTCGTACCAGCCGCACGACCGCCAGGGCATCTTCCACGGCAGTGTGGGCTACGTTGCTGTCCAATCCGGCCCGTTCGTAGCATGTCTTACTGTCCGGCAGCCGTTCATCTTCGAGAGGCCGCCAATACAGGATGGCCGGGTCCAGGACGCGGTGCCGGAACTTGACGTGCTCGCCGAATCGCGGCACGCGATTGAGGAATTGCATGTCGAAGCTGGCGAAGTTCTTGCCGGCCGCCTGCACACTCAGCGGGTCCAGGCCGTTGGCCTTGATCCAGACGGCGAACTGCTCGCCCAAATCGCCAGGCCGGCAGAACGCCCAGGCCGAGCAGGGTTGCGGCGGCACCGGGTTGGCGATCTGCTTCAACAGGCCGGCGTTCAGCGCCATCGCGTAGGGACTGCCCGTGACCGTTTCGTAGGTCAGAATCCGCCGGAATCGTTGAAGCTGGTCAATTGGTGTCTTCCAGTCGTCAATTACGGCTCCCAATTCGAGCGTCTGGCAGGTTGCAGGGTCCAGGCCGGTCGTTTCGATGTCGATGCTCACGTAGGACAACTTCGGCGGCGTGGCCGGCATCGCTGGCTCTCTTGCCGCACGCCAGTAGTGGCCAGACCAGCCACAGCCGGAGCACTGGCCAACCTCCGGGTTGACGGTCGGTTTCAACAGTTCTTCGCAGTTCGGGCACAGTTTCCTCACGCTTCCTCTCCGCTAATCTCGGTGCCGTGGCGTCTCAGGGTCTCTTGCACCCACTCTTCGGTTTCAGTGTGCCACGCCCCGCAGGAGCAGGGGCCGATGAGCATATCACACGGTTCACAGGAGGCGTTGAAGTGCCGGTCGGGCCAATCCTCGGGCCACGGCACCAGTCCGTTTACACGCTCAAGCCGACGCTTGGGCGTCCGCGCCCGCAGCGCGATGAACATTTCGATCAGGGCGTGCGTGGCATGGCGGCGGGCAACGCGGACCTGGCGCAAGTCGGCCTCGGTGGCATTGCCGGCATCGTAAACCTGCTCGGCGACCAGTTCCTTGCGGCACACGTCACGGAACAGTTCAAGGGCCTGCGCGGCTGCCATGATCGGGTTGAACACGTCACTCTTGGGCGGCGTGGAGAGCACCTCCTGCCAATCGCCGAACCAGCCGCAAACCTCGCACAGACGGGCGGGGTCCTGAGCGGTTTCCAGCGGCGCGTTGCAGCGTGGGCAGAATTCACTCATGCGCCAGGTTCCTGGAGGGCTTCGATTTCGTCTTTCGTGAGCCTTTGGATCGCCTCGTGCCGGAGGCGGGCGAGTCGGTCGAACTCGCCTTTCTCTTGGCGGTACGCTTCGAGGGCTTCCTGGTACGCCTGGCGGCAGGCTTCTTTCGTTTCTTTGCCCCTCCCCTCGCACTCGACGCATCGGAGGCGTCGGACGTTTGTGTATCCTTCAACTGGGTCCGGCGAGTCGTCCGGGTCGTCGATTTGTCCTTGCCCTCGACAGGCGAGGCAGGGGTAGGGCCGTCCGATGTCGCTTCCGTGGGCGAGGCAGGAGATCCCAACGTTTTTTGATAGGACCGCCGGGGCCGGGTGCATCGGAAGCCGGTGGCAAACTCTCGGTGCATGGCTCGTCTTCCTCGTCGCGGTGCTTTGCCGGCCGGTTGTCGGTCAGGATGGCATACAGCCGGCGGTCCATTTCCTTTCTCACCCACAGGGGCATCCCCAGCGGCAACTTGCCGCCGAAGAGTTCCTTCAAGGGCCGGACGCCCGTGGCCTCACACGCCTTCGTCCATAGGCGCTGGTGCTTGTCGCATTCCTCCTGTGCCGCCTTCATGGTCTTTATCAGTCGGCGGTTACGATTCACGAAGTCCCACATCGGCCGCAGTTCGCCGTCGCTGTACGGGACCAAGGTTCGCACGCACGCTTGAAACCGGGCAGGCACGCGGACGCCATAGACCTCCTTGCGCCAGATGATCCGGTAGCCCTGTTCCGAGAACCAGGACTTCTGGACCTTCTTGTTCTGTCCGTGCTTCTTCTTGCGGAGGAATTCCATCAGGCGGTCCCTTGCGGCTCAGTCGCCGGTTTCTCGAAATCGCGGGTCCAGGCGTCGTAGATTTCGGCGTAGAGCACGCCCCACGGTCCCTCGTGTCGGTAGGCTTGCTCGATGGCGCGGACGTGCGCCCATTCGTGCAGCAAGGTGTCTACCTGGCCGGCATCCGGCTGCTTGGAATTCACGCGGACGCGGTAGTTGCAGCCGTTGAAAGTGGTCAGCCCGCAATCTTTCTTCGTCGCGTAGCGGCGGACTGTGACCTGGCCCTCGACGGGGAAGTGCTTGCGCAGCTTGCGGATCAAGGCACGCCACTGGCTGGTCTTCATCGCTGCCTCACGTCCTTTTCCGGCCGATGCCGCTCCCGCGATTCTTGCGCGGGTGGCATGGGCTGTAGCTGTTGTAGGTCGCGCAGGGCTTCAAGAGCACGCGGCGGACTTTCTTCCTGCCGCACTTCTCGCAGCGGGTGGGCTGAGGCTGGTTCATGGCCTGGAACGCCTCGAACGTGTGGCCGCACGAGCTGCACTGAAGATCGTACAGGGGCATGGTGTCTCCTAGCCGGCGGCCGGCTGCCGGCGGGAAGCTACGTCCACAACGACGTTCTTCAGGTTGGTGATCTTCACTGGGCGGCCGAGATTGCTGTAGCCGCTGACATGTTGGTCCGTGACCTGCTGGACGCTCAGCTTGTTCAGGCCCATCGCCGAGCCTCGTCGCCAGGGGTAAACAATCAGGTCGCCGGGGCGGATTTCACGGCCCAGGAAGTCGGTCGGGTTCATCGTGCGATTTCCTCCAAGTCCAAAGACTCGTACTGGGTGACGGGCGGCGGAAACTTGTGCTCCAGCGGCTTCGAGAGTTCCGCCATGATCTCGTCCAGGGCCGCCTTGTAGTTGGTCACGCAATTCAAGCGGGTCCGCAGTTCTTTCCCCGGCCGCTGGCCCTCTTCTACGAGGCTGCGAAACTCCGGCCAGAATTTCCGGTGAATCTCATGGCGATTGAGGATCGCGTTCAGGTTCGGCAGTTGTGCGATCATTGTCAGTCCCCTTGTCGTGAGTGCCGCGGTCTGTTCCCTCACTGGATAGACTGCCGATTCGCGGGGAATTTGGAGTTGGATTGCGACTGCCTACCAACTTTTCCAGGGCGCGGTACAACAAGTCCCAGGCCAGCAGCCGCTTTCGCGGGAAGCCTTCCAGCGTGCCCGCCCTCCACGGCCGCCCGGCGGCGTCCCGCAGGTCGATGCGGTAATTGCCTCGGGTGGGTGTGCCGGTGCCCGTGTTGACGATCTTGCCGGTGGCAACGGTGGTGACCTTGCCGGTCACGGCGGAATGTAGCTCGATCCTGATGATGAGCATGGTTACAGGTGGATGCAGGCACCGCGATTGGTGCCGTTCGGCTTCGGCCGGGCCTGAGATGGATCAAGGGCTTCCAGAACGGCCAGCCTTGCAGCAACCTCCTGGTCGGTTTCGCGTTTGGCGTGGGTTTCGGCGGGGCCGAGGTACATGCCCGGATCGCTGAGCGGCAATCGCCTTTCGGATGCCGTCACGGCAGGCCACCGTCGTTTCAAGGCGTGGTTGTAGTCGTGTTCGTGGTGGAACATCAGTAGCACTCCGGGAAGGGTTCTCCGTCTTCGAGGTGGTGTTCGCCCGGCGTGCCGTGCCATGCCTCTCCGTCGCCGCAGCAGTCGCACACCGATACGTCGTGGTTGCGGTTGCTGGCGATCCAATCGAGGATGATCTGGTGGTCGCCCGTCGCCTCGAAGCGGCGCAGAGTCTGATCGTCCACCTGATCTAGGTTGAGCAATCCGGTGCCGTCGCAGCGTGTGCAGATCATTCGACCTCCCAAAGGGCGCGGTGGATGTACTCCGACCGCCTCATTCCGTGTTCCTTGACGATCTCGGCGCAGTAGTCCTTGTCGATCTCGATTAGGGTGCAGGGGTAGCCCAGCCGCCGGCAGACGCGGAGCGTCGTCCCCGTGCCGGCAAAGGGGTCCAGGACCGCTTCGCCCCCGGGCGTGGTGAACTTCATGCAGCGTTCCACCAGGTCCTCATTGAGTTGCGTCGGGTGCCAGGGACGGCGCTGCTTGCTGTTGCCTACGACGCGCGTGAAATCGAACACGTCGCCGGGCACCCGCCCGCGCGGGTCGGCCCGCCTGTCGCCGTTCTCCTGCCGCCAACTGGGGACGCGGATGGCGTCGGGGCACAGCGGGGCATCGTGCCAGCGGAGTCTGAGGAGGGGACGATGGTTGTTTCCCAGGTCGTGGTGACAGTGCTGCCCGAAGGTGAAGGTCTGGACGCAAGGCTTGGCTTCCAGCAAGCTGGTACGCTTGACCATCTCGGCCACGATGCGGCCAACCTCGAACGTCCATTTCGCGTTGAAGCTGAACCAGACCGTCTTCGCCTTGTAGATGAACAGGTGCAGCCAGGTGCTCAGCAGGTCCACGTACTGCTCGTCGGGCAGCTTGTCCTTGTAGGCCCGGTAACCCAGCCCGATGTTGTCCGGCGGGTCCGCGAAGATCGTGGTCCACGTCTGCTGGTTGCCGTTGAGGTAGTCGAGACAGTCGGCGTTAATCAGTTGGTGCATGAATCAATGGTCTCGCTGGCGGTCTTCACTGCTGCATCGGGTTGCTACCGCCGTGACCGCGACGGGCGACCACGACGTAGGTGCCGAGCCAGCCGCCAATGATGTAGGCCGCCACGGCGGTAAAGCACTTCTCGACGATCAAAACGGTGGAGACGATGGTGCAGAGGTAGAGCAAGGCGCTGAAGTTCGCCGCCGTCAGCGGCCTCTTGCAGGTCACGGCATCGACGCAAAGCGTCCATATCACGTCCATGAGGAAGCCGCACAAAAACGCGAGACTCACGATGATCCACCACGGCATAAGTCACTCCGTCAGTTCGCCCGACGTGCTGTGGCACTCCGGCCACTCCAGATTGCTCAACTCACCGTCCGCCGGGACCACGGCCACCCAGGTGTGGCCACAGACCCGGCAACAGGCAAAACCGCTAACCCAGCCTTCATGCTTGTCTTCCACCACTTGCCTCCGGCACCAAGTCGATTGCATCCGGTTGCCTTCGCAGCGCGAGAGTAAGGGTTGGAATCAGGTCGCCGGGGATCAGCTTGTCATCGTCGTTGACGTATTCAATGTTGACGGCGCAGCCGTCGATCCCGGTCTGGTCGGCCGCCTGCGACATCTTGGCCAGCGCATCGGCTACCTGCGCGCCGCTCATGGCGGAGCCCTTGATGCGGTCGAGTAGGAAAAGTGGGATAGGCATGGCTTAGTGGACGAACTTGGGCCGCGTTACGTCGTTGAACCACTGGTCTAGGGCCGAGCCGTCCGACGCCAGACCCACCGACATCTGTTCCAAGACTTGGCACCGGGCATCGCTGTCTTCGCGGCTGAGGCCAGAGAAGACGTGTCCGCTGGTGATGGCGTGCCAACAGGTTGTGACTCGCTCGGCGAGATTCTGCTGGTAGTCAGCCTTGACCCGGCCACGATGGCGGGCGTAGCGGAGCGTGGGCGGATTGCTGTCACCCATGAACTTGGCGACCAGTTCCTCGATCCCCAGCACGACGTTCTCATCGCCGATCTCTTCGCCCAGCAGCCAGCCGTAGAGGCAAAGCTGGTCGGCGTATTCGTCGTTGCAATACTCCATGTAGCCGGAGTTGATGGCCATGCCGCGGAAGTCCATCGCCTTGTACATGGCGTGCTCCTTTCCCTGGCTCCGGCTTGGCTTCTCCGACTTGAAGCCGTCCAGGCAGATCGAGTATCCCTTGGAGGGGGATGCGCCATACTTGGAGCAGTACCCGCGCACCTTCCAATCGAAGATGCACGAGATGCGACCCTGTCCCAGGTCCAGGACGAAGCGGCAGTCGGGCCTGCCCGTGAAGGGCACGCCGTTGATCGTGCCGTCCACCTTGAACTCGAAACGGGGCGGCTCAATGGACTTGCGGAGCAAGTCGAGAAGGGCGTCATAGGCCCCGCAGAGCTTGTACGCCTTGAAAACACGCTTGCCGGCCGCCAGGGCGAAGTCGCGGTTCTGCGGTTCCACTTGGCTCTCGAAGATCGTACCGAACTCAAATTGGGCCGGCATGTCGCGGCCGAATAGGGCGTGGGCCAACATCGACTTGACATAGGCGTCGAAGGCGCTGCCCACGGCGGCCGGCTGCTCTTGCGGCAGCCGAGGCGCGGCGTGCTCGGCCAGGTAGCGGATGTAGAACTCGTCTTGGTCCTTGTACCAGAGCGACATAGACGAGTAGCTGAGTGACTTGGGGATTCTCATGGTCAGGTCACGGGGTTAGGTGTTGCGAGAATCTTGGCGACTAGCAGTTGCTCGCGGACGGCGGGCGGCATGGCCGCAATCGCCTGAATGGCCTTGAGGCAGCACTTCTTCGCCTTCTTGCCGCTGCCGCACGGGCACTTCTCATTGCGGCGGGGCAGGTTCTCTTTCCGAATGGGTTGCAGCTTCATCGCTTCTCCAAGGCACTCATGTTCAGCCGGGTACTGTGCGCTTCCGTGTCGTCGGTAGAATCACCTGTGCTCCACGCACCCTTGGTCTCCACCCACGGCCAGCGACATCTCGTTGGCCTTTCTCCCGGCGTTCCTCTACTGCACCTTGCCCCAGTGGACTTGGTGCCAGAGGCGTTCGTGGAAATAGAAGAGGATCAGCTTCATCACAAAAGTGATTGCGGCGAACGTGATGCAAGTCCCCATCTCGCCGAACATCACCCAGGCCACGCCAAAGGTTGCCAGCGTCGAGAAGGTTTCCCAGGTGACGGCCTTCGTGATGGACCGTTTCGGTGCGCTGAGGTCCGGCTTCATTTCTTCCCCCGTGCGCGGCCCTCACGGACGTTCTCTCCCATCCAGTCGAAGAAGTACCAGCGGTTGAGTCGGTCGATTACCGGATCGTGGGCGATGTGCCGCAGATACTCCTTGACTTCCTCCCAGGTCGAGAAGATCATCTCAAAGGGAAGCGTGCCGAAGAGCCAGTCGGGCGTGTGCTCCACGCCTTGCACGATCCGCACGACGCAGGGCTTCTTCATCCGATTGGCCCAGTACAACTCCTCGTATGTGCCGCAGGCGTGAACGTCCAAGTCGATGTTGACAACGAGGAAGTCCGTGATGTCCACCATGCGCAGATCGACTGGCCTGATCTGTTTCATCTGCGTGCGGACGAATTCGTAGTCCCCGGCCCTCTTCGCCTTGTGCCGCAAGCCGCGGTTTTCCAGGTCTTCCACGCCAATGTTGATGGGCTTTCGCGTCGGATCGAGCCAGAGAATCTTCAGGTCGCGTAGACTGCCCTTCAGGTCTTGACGCCAACCGACGCCGCCATCCAGCACGCGGTCCATTGCGCCACAGAGGTAGCCTCGATTGAGCGCCAGGCGGTTCATCTTTCGTTTGCTCATGGAAGCAACTCCCAATAGACGGACGCCCCGATGCGCTCGCAGCCGAGACGGAGGTAGCGGGCGGCATCGGCGTAGGTCTTGATGCCGCCGCTGGCCTTGACCTTGACACGGCTTTCGAGCCTCTCGGTCGTCTTCCGCATGATCGTGACGGCCTCGGGGGTCGCACCGCCGGGACCGAACCCTGTGGAAGTCTTCACGAAATCCACGCGCTCACGCACGCACAGTTCGCACAAGGTCTCAATCTCGCTTTCATCCAGCCAGCAGGTCTCCAAGATGGCCTTCGCGAGGACGCCTTTGGCGTGGGCGATCCCGATGACACGGCCCAGGTCGGGCAACGACGCCGGACACGTTCCGTAGGTGCCGTCAAGAAAGCGGCCGTAGTTGCACACCACGTCCAACTCAATCGCGCCGTTGGCTATGGCTTGGCGGGCTTCGTGCTCTTTCACCTCGGGCGTCGTGTTGCCGTGCGGGAAGCCGATGACCGCGCACACGCGATCGGTGTACTGCTTGGCCAGCCGCACATTGCAGGGAGCCACGCAGATGGAGGCGATGCCCTGTTCGGCAACCAGCCGCGCGGCTGCGATCACGTCACCGGTGGCGGCGGTGGGCTTCAAGACAGCCAGGTCCAAGGCGCGGGCGATCTGTTCTTTGGTGTAGCTCATAGGATGATGGACTTCTCCACGTCGTCTCCAACGGCACAGGCGCAGAGCCTCAGACAGGTGACCGCTTCATCAGGATGGAAATCCGGGACTAGAGCTTGCCCATCGCCTTTGCGACGATGGCGGCCGTGAAGCAGATGCCGCAGACCGTGATAACGGCCACGAGCGGCGGGCAGGTCATGGTCACGACGATGGCTCCCGCGAGCAGGGAAATCACGATGGTCACGAGTTGGGCCATTGTGGGCCTCCGGTAAGAAAGAGTCTCGGCTGCCGATCCGGGCCTCAGTGGCGGGCCGTCGCGGGCGGCCCTGGTTTCCTTGGACATTTGACGCAGGCCCCGCTCCGCGCTCAGAGGGCCAGGCGCACCGAGCTATTCGTTTCGCAAACGCTTGAGAGCTTGCCAGTAATAGGACTCACAGTTGCGACATGCCCGGCAATAGGGCGTGTCGTGGCTGCCGCACATGCTCAACAGCCGCAAATCGGCGTAGCGCCGCATGACGTAGGACACGAAGACGGCGGTTGGGCACCAATAGGAGTTGATGTGTCGAACGCGCCACTGGTAGCACTGGTCTGGGCCGCCGATGTCACGGAGAACCTCGTCGGCTACCTCCGGCTCACGGTCGTAGTAGGCCATGAAGGTCAGGACCACGGGCACGCCGCGTTGCGTCCACCAGCGCACGGCATCGTCGATATGGCCGAGGTTGGTGCCGGAGACCCGCAGGCGCACGAACATCAGGTTGTGTGGTGCTTCGTCGGCGAAGACCGGCATCCAGGCCGGCTGCTCTTCACGCGGGTTGGCGGTCAGGACCACCGGCCCAGGGAAATCCAGGTTGCGAACCGACGTGTTGAAGAAGTAGTGTTTGTACTGCTGGGCCGTGGCAATCACGAGGGCTCGCTGGTTGTTGCTGTCGTTGCCGCAGTTCATCCGCACAATGCCGTCGCCGACCTCTTCGGGCGTGGGCACCAGGGGCAACTGGTCCAGGGGCACGTAATATGCCCCCGGCCGGTTGAAGAAACACTGGTTGCAGCCGATGGGGCACGGGCCGGCTTGCGGGATGCAATCGAAGCAGTTGGTGCCCTCTTGCTTCGGGTTGCGCTGGGCTGCAACGGTTTTCGCCGCCTTACTTTTCGGGCCGGGGTTGATCGCGGTGACCTCGTAGCAGGAGTCCGAGCGATTGACGACTGTGTAGTCGAACTTGCCTTCGAGCCGAAGTTGTCGAAGGATGCGATCCGGGGAGGCAGGGGCAATCTGTGTCCGGGCAGCGATGTAGTCGTGCAAGTCCTGAATGTAGAAACGCGGCTGTGCAGTCTGCCAGCGATCCAACACGAACTGCCCCACCAGTTCGCCGATGTTGGCTTGAACACGCGACAATTCTTCGGTTTGGCTCACGGTGCGAACCTCATTGGTCGGGTCAATGGCTCAGAAGTTCGTGAAAAGGACTTCGGTTTTCTTCTTGCCCCGGTAGTTGTGCCGGCCGGTCCCGGCCCGGCTGGCGGTCACGCGGTCGATGCGGTTCCACTGCGGATAGAACTCGGCGGCGTCCGGGTACTCGGACACCACCACCTTGGCAGTGGCCGAGTTCAGCAGCTCGACCATCGTCGGATAGTCGATGCGGTAGCGATACTCGTCTTCGTGACCGTAGTAGGGCGGATCGACGTAGATCAGGGCTTCGGGGTCGTGGTAGACCCGCTGGATGGCGACCAGGGCGTCCTCGTGCAATAGCTCGACGCCCCGCATCCGGTTGGCGGCGGGCAGCACCCGCCGAAACCAATCGGCCCAGACTTCGGGCTTCGGCTTGTGCGGGGCCGGGCACTTGTCCAGCGACCATGTGGAAGAATTGCCGTTGCCGCAGTAGAACTGCGCACCCTGGGCCATCAGCAGCGCAGCCTGGTCGATGTCGCCCACGGGCTGTTCTCGCCAGTTGGCGGCCGTGTAGGGCGTCGCCCAAAGCAGCGAGGCCAACTGCTCTGGCTGCGACTTGATCGCCCGCCACATGCCCATGACCACCTCGTCCAGATCATTGATGATCTCGACGAACGAGCGGGGCTTGGCCAACAGCACGGCCGCCGATGCACAACATGGCTCCATGTAGACCCGGTGCTGCGGGAAGTGGGAGACAATCCACTTGGCGATGGACGCCTTGCCGCCGTACTGGCGATAGGTGATCTTGGGCGCTGCGGTCACTCGGCATCCCTCCGTCGCCAGTAGCGAGCCTCTTTCGGGATGCCGTCATCGGTCAGTTCTCGGTACTTGAACGTCACCGTTTGGCCCAGGCGGAAATGCTTGCCTTGTGCCCAGTAGGGAGCGTCGATGCCAGGGTTGTTGGCGGCCCAATCGCAGGCCAATTGATCGCCGAACTCCCGCTCCGCATCCGTGAGGCCGGCGAGTTCCAGCCGCTTACCCTGGTAGTCCACAATCAGGGCACCGATCTTGCCCAAGAGCCGGCTGCCCTTGTTGGTCTCCCGTCCGCTGGTGAAGCCCACCACGCGGGCCTCCGCGTCCTGGAAGGGCTTGTATTTGAGAATGCTTCGGTGCCGCTTCGGCGTCCACATCGCCTCGGGGTTGCGAATCACCACGCCCTCGCCACCCTGGTCCAAGACCCGTTCCAGGTAGTTTTCCACCTGGTCATTGGCCGCGCCTGGAATGTCGATCAGCTTCGTCTGCGGGTGCAGGTAGCAGACCGAGGCAGGCGTGTTGTCCAGGGCGGTGTTCAGGACCGCCAGTTCCTTGCCGAAAGGCTGGCCGGCTTGCAGGAACTTGAAGTCGTCTCCAAGACATCGCTTCGGGACGGGGACACCCTCGAAGCGGGCGCTTCGGACGTTGAGCCGCTGTCTGATCCACGCCTCGATCGCGAGGTAATCGACGTGGCAGACCATGTTGGCGTTCTTGATCTCGCCGGTGCCGAAGATCGACTCAAGCGGCGGGCTGGAGTAGACCGCGAAGACGATCTTGTCGAAGCGCGCGTCGGGCGTGTCGCCGCCGCAGATGCTTCGGCACAACTGGAACTTACCCCGCCCTGCCCACAACTCGCCGTCCAAGGGACAGCAGGGAAGTTGATTGAGCCACCAGTCGGGGGCCATGATCGGGTTACCGTAGCGGGACCAGAGGCCCGTCGCCACGGGCTTGATCTTCGCTTTCTTCCCGCCCGTTTTCGGGTCGATGATCGACGCCCAAGGCACTTGCTCGGTGGGAAGGCCGCGGGTAATGCCGCCGTCCCAGAAGCAGCGGGTGCCGTCCAGTTTCTCCGATACGAACCAGCCGGCGATGTTGTGCTTGCGCGGATCGTAGTGGTCGGCCAGTTGCAGAAACTCGCGTTTTGCCATCGGTTACACCCGTCCCGGAATCAGGGTTCGGAGCAGCAATTCCACATCAGCCGCCCGCCGAGTCTGGATTCGGCGCTCGATCTGGACCGGCCGGCTGTAGACTGTCAGGCCGGGCCAGAAGGCGGCCCGTTCCAGCCAATCGGCCGGGATGAATTCGACAGTGTGCATCGGTTGCCTCTGTCTCAAAAGGTCTGTCTCCTCACCAGATAGACTGCCGAACCGGCTCAGATTTGGAGTAGAGTCGTCAGTTTTCCTTCGATGTAGCTGCGCGGCTCCCGGTCTGAGGCTGCGTTCCACGGGCGAGGGACGAGGATGGCGTGGCCGCCGTGGGCCTCGAAGCGTTCGGCGTTTTCCCCGTAGTCGTCGATCAGGAGAGAGTCAGGGCGGGCGAAGAGGTGCTTACGGGGCGTGATGGCGTACTGACGGTGCATCCACTCGGGAAAATGCTCGTGAATCCACTCCAGCTTGCCAGCCAGGCAGTCGGGGTCTTTCGTGGGCGAGGTGGCGATGCAGACGTTCTCGCGACCAACTGCCGCTGCCGCCGTGTCCAACAGCCAGTGGAAGATGTCGGACTCGGGCACCTTGACCCAGACCGAGCGGGGTATCGACGCCCAGAGCGTGGCCGGCGTATAGCGCACCGTGCCCAGCATGTCGTTGGCAACGTCGGAGATATTGAATCCATGTTCGCGGGGATAGCTGGCATAATCGCTCGAACCGATGGGGCAACCCACCGCGTTGAGCACGAAAGGTGCCAGCGTGTTGCACACGTCGTCCAGGTCCAGGTAGATGCGACGAATCATTCTTTGAGGAGGGCAGCGAGTTTGCCTTGGACTCGGGCGTCCAATTCCTTTGCCATGACGTAGGTGGAGGTGAGCGGCATGTCGATGGCCTTGGCGACTTCAGCGTAAGTGTGACCGTCCTCTCGCATGGCAACGAAGGTTCGCTCTTCGTCGCAGGTGCAACAGGAGTCGATCAGGTCACGCATCTCCAGTTCCTTCTCATAGGAGGGAACCTCGAAGCGTTCGGGAATGGCGTTCTGGACCGTGGGCGGAGTGACCTTCTGACCGTTCGTGCGGGCACGATGTTCCGATGTATGCGGCACCCGAATCGGCGCTTCGTCCTCATCAACCAGACGAGTCAACTCGGTCGAGATGCGCTGGCCGAGATAACAGGGCACATACCCTGGGTTCCTCACACGGGTGCCATCGGCCAGGGCGTTGACGGCCTGGGTCAGCCCGATGAATCCGGCGCTGGTCAAATCGTCCCGTAGGTACGCCATCTGCGGCACATTGCGGAGGAACGAATCGACCTTGGAAATGACAAGAGCCATGTTTCCGGTAATCATCTCCTCGCGAGCAGCAGGATCACCGGCGATGATGCGCGCATACAGGGCGGCGTTCTTCTCGGCGTCCAGCGGTTCGCCCATTTGCGAAACAAGAAGGCCGTTGTACCGGTTACTCACAGGTGCGTTCTCCAAGGGGGTCGATTCGCCAGGCGCAGCGGGTGTAGAACTGGTGGGCCTCGCAGGCGAGGCGGGAGTAGTCGTAGACCGACCCCTTCGGGTCGAAGATGCGGCCGTGGTCGTAGGCGACCGCGTGCCCATACCGTGCCCCGGTGCCGTCAATCACGCCGCGACTGGTCTGGATCGTTTCGTTGAACCGCCGCCAGTTGTTGTCCGGGTAGAACACCGTTGTTCGGAATGGCCCGACTTCCGTAGCTTGCAGCACGGGGAACAGCTCCACTGGCGTGACGGCGCAGCCGCAGGCCAAAGCGGCTTGGATCATCTCTTGGACGTGAAAGCACCGCCGGCACAGGGGCTCGGGAAGACTCGGGAAGACAATCTCGCTGCCGTCGTGGCCGATGGCCGTGAGCATGTCAGCGACGGGCATGTCCAGGGCCATCGCAAAGGCCGTAGGCATACACATCCACGGTTCGGGGCGTTGTTGCAGTTCCATAGGCGCAGGGTCTCTCCGCAGTTGGCGGTGTTAGCGGGTTGAAGAGAGGCGACGAGCTACCAGCCTTCGCGGTCTAGCTCGTCCAGCAGGGCGTCCACGTCAGGAATCTGACCCCAGGACGCCTTCCAGTAGCTCTGCCAGTTGGGCTTCTGGAAGAGCCGGTCATAGTTCTCTTGGTCAGCCCCGGTGAGAATCCAGATGCCGATTCCGAAACGGTCCCAAACGGGCCACTTCTGCTTCTGGGCCTTCGTGAAGCTGTAGTTCTTTCCCGCCCGCTTCACGTCGATCCAGCGCTGGCCCCATTTGGGATGGGCGATGAACAGATCGGGGATTCCAAGCTGAAAGGCATTGCCGATCATCCGCTCGACGTGCCAGCCCCGGGCCTTGAGAAAGGCAATCAGGTCTTGCTGGATGTACCACTCCTGGCCGTGTTTCGGCCGCCGGATGCTGCCCACTACTTCATCATCTCCGGTGCTCTGATCTTGATGGTGCCGCTCTTCTTCTCGGCCCAATTCATCATTTCTTCATTCCAGTCCATGCCGATCAGCGGCACCTTCGGGCGGAAGTGTTCCACGGACTCCGTGACGACCCGCGTGACGCTGGAAACCATGTTCGGCCGGGTGACGCACATGATCTCGTCATGGATGTTCATGGGGGCGACGTGCCACGCATTGATCCCCGCTGGCTGCAAGTCCCAAATCTTCCGCTGGACGTGCTTCGTGATTTCGGCACCGGGCGATTGGATTTCATGGTTTGCCGCTGCCCGCATGTTGGCCGCCTGCATCGAGAACGCCGCCCCGTAGAGGGCCGACGCGACGGCACCCCCGGCGGTCTGCACGCGGTCCCGGCGGACGACCTTGACCTTGCAGTCCTTCCAATGCTTGGGCGGGTTGCGAGCCAGATCGAACAGGGCGTGGGCGATGCGGTTTTCCAACGTGAAGTAGCGGCGGAAGCCGAGCATCGTCTCGGCGAAGTCGGCCGGCTCCTTCCAGACGACCTTCGTGCCGATGCCGCCCGGTTGGGTCATGGAACAGAACGAGTCGGCCACCCGCTTCCGCCACCGCTTGACGCCGGTGAACCGGCTGCCGAAGTTGTCGATTGCCGCCTTGGCCACGTCTTCCCTGATACCCAGCCGATGCACCAGGGTGCTATGGTCTCCGCCGTAAAGCATCGTGCCGAAGAAGCCTTGCTTCCCTTTCGTGTACATATCGAAGGTCTTGTTGCCATCGCTGGCCTTGACCTCTTCGTAGGTCGTGCCCGGAAAGATCGCCATGCCGAAGAGGGCGTGAATCTTCCGGCCAGCGACCAACTCGGCACGCAGGGCCTCGTCATCGCACACGGCATCGGCGATTGTCACCTCGAAGGCCGCAAAGTCGCCGCCGCAGAGCAGATAGTCGCCCCACTTCAGCGGAAACATCTGCCGGACTTCGACGGTGTGCTTGATGCCCTGGGGATTCAGTCCATCGGCCCCGGCCATGCGGGACGAGAGGGCACCAATCACGATGAAGCTGGCGTGAAACTTGCCGGACAGGATCAGCTTGTCGTAGAGTTCGATTTCCTTGGCGGCGACCTTCACGTTGAGGATTTCCCGCGCCCGGACGGCCGCGGGATGCAGACCCGGCTTGAGGAAGGCCGCGCCGCCGCAACGCGGACAGGCCGGATCGCCTTCGCAACTGCCGCACGGCTCCGGTTCACCGACGTAGCCAACACCACAGCACTGCGGACAGATTTCCTCTTCCGTTTTCAGATGGCCCTTGGCCTTGCAGTTCGGGCACATTTCACCGATCCGCCAGCCGTCGATGGCTTCGAGGTTGCTTTTCTTCGTGGAGCCTTCGAGGAAAACGGCCTCGGTCTCGTCCATCGACGCGGTGATGTACTTGCGGACCTCGCCCGGCTTGTTGATGTTCACCGGGCTGGCGGCGACCACGGCCTGGGCCGTGGCCCGCAGTTGCTTCATTCCCTCGACGTTGATCGTGAACCCGTGCCAACGGACGGCCGCCACCATGCACGTCAAGGTGGAGTCGTTGTCTCCCGGCTCGGGATAGCCAAAGTGCTGGTCCAGTGCCCGGGTATAAACGATGTCGTCCTTGGCGTAGTCGCGGGCATCCTCGCGGGTGGCCCAGTGGTCGATGAAGTTGCGAATCACGCCAGGCCAGGCATACTTCGTGACCTGCTTGCCCTTGCCCTCGCTGTCGTCGGCCTTGATCGCCCAGCACTTTTCGGAACTCGACACGGCCAAGGCCGTGGGCGCATAGCCCATCTCGTAGGGCCGCCACGCGGGCGAGGGCTCCACATCTTTGTAGTGATACTTGGGTTTGAGCTTGAGGGCGTGCTCGGCAAGGAACTTCAACCCGCCGGCCGGATTGAACTTCAGAACCACATCCTTGAACTCGGTGTCCAAGTCGCCGAACGAATCGTGGCGGTCGAAGACCTGCCACTTGGGCGCTTCCGGGTCAGCCGACTTGGCGAAGTAGATATTGTCGAATTCAACTCGACCCTCTAGCTCGCGGGCCAGGGCATAGGCAAGGGCTGTCGGCACCCGCTTGATCCTGACATCCTCACGGGCCATCAGGGATTGGTAGGGGCCTTTGCGGCTGTGGAGCATCAGGTCCAGAGCCGCCGCCGGTTTGACGCACGGGCCGTCCTGCCCGCGCGGCTCCAACATGGCGATCTCGTCAATGTGCTCCTCGGGAATCCACTCCGGGTCGCAGAGGTGGAAGATGGTGTAGACTTTGCAGATGTGGAACCAGTCGAAGGACAGATTAAAGCCCACGACCGTGTGCTGGCACATCCATTCGATCAGTGCCAGCGTCTCGCGGATGGGCCGCCGCCAGACCTCATACAAGACAATGGGGCCGTCTCCCACGGCATATTGCAGCAGCACCATCATGCTGTGCAGCCCGCAGGTCTCCGTATCCAGATAGAGTTTCGGCGGATGGTCGCTCATGCGGCGGGCTCGGAAGGAAGAACGGGGCTGGACCCGAACACCTCGTAGGACCAGCGGCTTCCATCCTCGCGCCGGCCGCTGATGCTGGCGGCCAGGATGGGCTGCGTCAGAAACTCGCCGTTGCGGAATCGCAGCACCATTGCCCAGTCCTTCTGAATCACGTTCAAGCGGACGCCGGGGTGGCCCAGCCGCAGACTGCCCAAGAATTGGCCGTAGGCGGGCTCGCGAAGGGCCGGGTTATTGGAGTTGACTTCCGCGATGCCGTGCTCGGGATAGCGCATGGTCAACTCGTACAACTCGGACTCGCCCTCCAATATCAGCACGGTGTCCGGCTTGAGCAGTCTCAGGTTGATGCCCGGCTCGGCCGTAATCACAGTCGTCTCATTCATCGCAGCCCTCTCCACTGGATAGACTGCCGTTGGGCGTTGCTTTTGGAGTTGTGGCGGCAATTTCGGCCAGAAGTTCCTCGTCGGGGACGTAGCCCGCGCACCAGGCGGCCACGCGCGGCGGCAAACCGCCGATCCCGGCGGCCAGCATCCTTTCAACCATGCGGTTGATCTCCTCCCGAGGGCGGACACCACGACGCCGTTTACACGCTCTGTTCAGGCCGGGCAGGAACTTACCCTTGCCCCGCTCCCGCGCCTCGACGATCTTCCCAGCGGCGAGAATCTGGTCCTCGGGCGACTCGATGCCCGCCAGCGTTTCCAGGTTCGCCTGCGAGAGCAGGCCGGCAGCGGCCTTCTGCTGGATGGCCTCAGGCATACGCAGCAACCGCAACCGGGCGTGGACCCATCTGGTCGGCTGCTTCAATTCCTGGGCGGCCTGCCGTAGGCTGACGCCACGGGGATAGAGGTTCTGGATCGCGCGGGCTTCTTCCAGGACGTTCAGGCTCTTGCGTTGCAGATTCTCCACCAGATTTAACATGCGGGCTTCATGGTCGCTCAAACCCTCACAGACGTAGGCCGGTATCTCGGTCCACTTCAGGAAGGTGGTCACGGCCCGGAAGCGACGGTGCCCGACAATCAGGCGGTAATCAAAGCCCTTGGCCTCGGTCCACGGCTGCACGGCGACCGGGCAGATCAGCCGCCCCGCCTCGACGATGCTGTCGGCTAGTTCCTTGACGGATTGCAGCGTGAACTCGCCCCGGCAGTTGAAGTCGGCATCGTAGTAGATGGCCGTCACCGGGATGGGATACGCCTGGTACTCTTCCAGTGGCTTCATCGCAAGACGCGCTCGAACGCAACGGCTCGCTTGCCGGGGAGCCACTCCCCCAGGCCGGCCGTGCCGTCGTCTTCGATGCGAACGAAGGTGTCGTTCGCCCTGGCCCAGCAGCCCGTGTTGAAGTGGTAATCCCCGATCCGCCCCGGCTCGTGCGTGTGGCCATAGACCACGGCCTCGGCCTCCCGCTCGTTGCGGTACTTCTCCACGCCGTCGAGCATTTCATCCAGGCGGCCATGCTGAAGCGTCAACTTCCGCCACAGGGTCAGGGCGTTTTCCAGGGTGCCGACAAACTGGTCTTCCACGGCATGGTCACGGCGGTCAAACGGCCCTCGGTTGCGGTCCTCCAGCATCCCGGAGATGATCGCGGTGATCTCGCCGGTTCCGGGATTCAGGTCGCGGCAATAGGGATCGGACTCGTGGCCGTGAAGGAAGGCAAATCGCCGGCCGCCGATGGTCTCCTCGAAGGCCCGACAGGACTGCCGGAAAAGCGGATGGTCCGGCATCAGTTGGGAGCCGATCAAAGAGACAAGGGCGTTGTCGTGGTTGCCCACCACCCACCTCGCACCCATCGCGCCCAGGCGGTCGATCAGCGGCGAATAGGTCGTGATAGAGTTGCCCAGATTCACCTGCCACCAGTCGAAAAGATCGCCGAGGATATAGAGGCGTCCGCCGCAGCCCTCGACGAAATCCAGGAACTCGTGTAAGCGGGCCTCGCGGCCTTCGACGGCAAAGTTGTCGCGGTAGCCCCGGTCACAGAGGTGCAGGTCACTCACGCAGAAGATAGGCATGGCTTGTCTCCCGTGTAATCGTGTGGCAAGTCACGCATACCTGCCGCCCGTGTAGTGATGCCAAACGTGGTTCACCGTCTCGGTGACATCCCACACCGAGTACACCAGGGTCGTCGCCACACCGACGGCAAAGAGCCGTCGATAAGTCGCCGCTGCCACGTTGATTTGCGGGTGGTCCGCAGCCAGGACTCGTTCCTGCCCGTCGATGGGGCCGCCGATGAACAGTGCCCGATAGCTCATGCCGTCACCCTGTATCGCAAAGCAGTCCACAGAGAGCAGAACGCATACGCTGCCTGAAGCGGGACCACTCCGTTGCCGAGAAGTCTGATCCAATGGGCACGATCTCGGGCCAGCCCATCAGCCAGCAGACGAACCTGGGATTGAGCCGGGGTAAGCGACTTGTCTTCCTCAAGGATTCGCCGCCAGCCTCCGGCATCTCCGGGGCCAGGTGGAAAGAGTGGACGACGAAGTTGCTCAGTTGGTGCCCGCGCGAACAGTTCTTGTTCCGCCTGACCTGCGAGGCTTGGCTGTTGGGCGTCCGGTAGTCGCGGGCGCATGGTGTGGGCCACCGCCAGGATGAAGAGTCTTTCCCGCTCTTGGCTCGCGCCAACTTCTTCCGCGCTGTATAGTCCTGCCGCAACCCCGAAACCCATTTTCTCCAACTCGCGGACGACTTCCCTGAGTCCGAGACTGAGGTGGTCGGGCACGTTTTCGAGAAACACGATGCCCGGTTCAGCCTCGCCAATGATGCGGCGGACGTGGGGCCAAAGGTGTCGTTGATCGCGTTGTCCACGACGACGGCCAGCCTTGCTGAATGGCTGGCACGGGTAGCCCGCAGTGAGCGTATCCACGAGGCCACTCCACAGGCAGCCGTCAAAGGACTGCAAATCCGTCCATAGAGGCGCTTCATCCAGGCAACCCGACTCCATTGCCTCCGCCAGGATTGCGATGGCAGCGGCTTCGTGTTCCACACGACAGATTGTGCGAACATTTCCGAGAGCCAGCTCAAGTCCAAGGTCGAGGCCCGCGCCACCGGTGCAGAGCGAGAGATTGTTGATGGTACGTTGATCCACACGTCCGACTCGTTCGTTGGTTAGACCGGTGAGCCTCAGTGTCGCTCCAGGCGAAGCTGCATTTCCCGCAGACTCTCCACGAGTCCGTCCACGTCAAAGTGCAGTTCGTCGCCTGTGGCCAGAACGATCTGCCCTGGCGGGAATACGACACGCGCCGTCCCATCCCCGCCGAGCTGGATCACCTTCTCCGTGACTTCGATCCGGGCGATGCACTCGCCGTCGCGCCAGTGTTCGATGGTCCGGCGGCCGACGCGAGTGGGCATCGCAGGCTCCTTCACAGATGGGCAGGCTTTCCGTTGCGGTATTGGATCGCAAGGGCCTGCTTGATGGCCTTCTTCCTGGCGGCCTCGCGGCTCGCCGTGTTGCCGGCCTTGTACGGGTAGGCTTTGCCGGTCGCCCCGTACTTGTAAGCCGGCTTTCCCTTGACAGTGGTGCGTATCAGCGGCATGGTTCTCTCCGGGATCACGTCTTCACTGGTCCCACGTCCCGGCCGCCGTCAATCTGGTAGCGAGTGGGACCGTTCTTCTCGTTTTCGTGGCGCAGCTTGCAGTTCATCCGCCAGGTGATCCCATGCTTCGCGTTCACGCCATGAATCCATTGGGCCGGCTCGCGGTAGCCCGACAGCGAGTTGTAGGCAAACGCATCGGTGCCCACCCACGACCCGTTGACCAGCAGTTCGCCGTCTACGTCCGACAAGGTGCTCGCGGCATGGTGATGGCCCACGCAGAAATACCGGCATCGCTGGGCTCCGGCCGCCGCTCCCAGGGCGATCAGCCCCTTTTGCCGGCGGACCATTCCGTACCAGGGGATGCCCAGGTTCGATCGAACGTCGTCCCCGTGGGAAACGTTGAAACCGACGCCGTTGATGTTGACGTTGGCGCTCCACGCATCGGGAATCGTGAACGCGACGTTGCCCAGATCGCGGCTGTGCAGCCGGGCCACCTCGCCGACGAGATAGTCCCAGTTGTCGTGCGCGCCCAGGTAGTCCTTCTTCGGCGTCCGCCGGCCGTGGTTGCCGGCCAGGTACAGGACGTTCACTTGCTCGAAGTGGGCCGCCAAGTCGCGGTACATCAGGGCGTGCAACTGGCCAATGGCCAAGCAGTTCTTGAACTGGTTGCGGTAGTAGGACCGCTCGCACGCCTTGTGGATTTCACCGCTGGTGTAGTCGCCGTAGGCCAGCACCCACAGCACGGGGAAGTAGAACTTCGGGGCCAGCGTGTCCTGGGTCCATTCCACGACCGTGTTGACGTACCGCTCGGCGCGGCAACACGAGACGGGGAAGTTGTAGTCTTCCAGACCGCCGACCTCCTCGGGCCGCACCACCTGATCGTGGTGGCCGTCGCTGAGGTGCATGACGCAGTGCTCGACGATCTGGGCCTTGCGGCGGTACTCAAGCTGCATGGGGAGCGGCTGAAACGGCTTGACGCGCTGTTCCATCTCCGCGACCACGGCCTTGAACAGCCCGGCAATCTTCGCCCCGGCCTTGACCTTCTGACGCTCGCGGTTGCGCTCCTCAGTCAAGTGGACGATCTCGGCCTCCAGCTCCAAGACCCTCTTGTCGGTCGGGTCATAGTCCGGGATCGCCTTGCGTTGGCCGCCGGCCCGCTTCGGCGTCGGCGGTTCGCCGCCCGGCCACTGCACGTCTTTGTGGACCCGGCCGGTGGCGATGTCCGACACAGTGCTGCGGCTCACATTGAACCGCTTGCCAATATCCGGCTGCTTCTCGCCGTCCGCGATGGCTTGCTTGACCTTCTCGACCTGCTTCTTTGTCAGCTTCATGGTCTCTCCGTGTCGCGCTGGCCGGTTCATGGTTTAGAGAGGCCGGGTGACGCTGCCCGTCGCCACCCGGCTCAAGTGCTGTCGGTCACAAGAGGCAGAGAAGGGGCAGACTCAAGAGGGCCGACTAGCCCGCGCGGTGAAGGCGGATGAACTTCTCGACCCACCGGATGGCGTCGTTGAAGTCAAAGGGCGGCTTGAAGGCGGGAGCCCCTTCGTCCGGGCCGCCGGCCGGACTGCGCTGCGGATAGCCGCCCGGCGATGGGCCGGCATCTTCCACGGGAATCGTGTCGATCTCCTTCAGGCTGGGCATGGCAACATCGGGATTGATGGCCCACTCGATCTTCGAGTCCTTTGCCCAGGCATGGACGCGCCGCACGGGGACGATGAAGTTGAACCCCTGCAACTTCATCACGCCCTGGGTGAGCATCCCGATATACTCGCCGTTCTCTTTGAGGAACATGCCGCCGCCGGACGATCCGGGGAAAGCAACGGCCGTCACCTGGTCGAATACCTTGACGTTGGCACCCTTCATCGGCAGCGTGCGACCGGTCTGGCTCAACACGCCCGTGGTGTAGCTGTTGGCTCCGAACTGCCCCAGCAAGCTGCCGCAGTGACTCAGATCGACGCCGATCGGCGGAATGTAGTTCGGGTCTTTGTGGAACTTGGCGCAGACATTGAGCGGATATGCGCCCTTGCAGCGAAGCATGAGCACCGCTAGGTCTTCGCCGTAGTCAGCATCGCTGACCTTGATGACCTTGCAGTCGTACTTCACTTCGCCCACCCGGCGGCCATTCTGCTGACGCTCCTGAATGATCTCGGCATCCCGGTACTCAACGAGAATCTTCGGGCTGCCCTGGGGAGTAATCACGGTGCGCGTGGTGCGCAGTCCATCGACGACGTGGGCTGCTGTCCAGATGAACGTCACCGTGTCGTCGCCGACCTTGCGGGTGACGAGGGTGCCGGAACCCTGGGCACTGCCGGCCTTGATAGTGACGCTCACCCGCTGTAAGTCTTCGGGGACGCTTGCGACCACTGGGCCGGCGGCCAGGGCGATCAAGGTCAGTACCAACAGCACGTACTTCATCGGTGCAGACTCCAGGGGTGAGAAAGGGTGACTACAGGTTCTTCATCACACAGGCCAGTGTGGTAGGGATCGTCTTCTCGTTCATGGACGATTTCGACTTCCACTTGACTCTCGTACTGTGGACAGAGGCAGTACAGGACATCTTCGTGAATCTCGTCGCGGACCCGTTCACTGTCGCCACGCGGGAAGGTAACGGTCACAGTGACTCGCGGCTCGCCACCGTTGCGGTCGGCGGCATTGATCTCCACGCGGCTCGCCCCACACAGGGCATAGGTCAGGCTCTCTTTCAGCGACCGCCGGATGCGGGGCGACCATTTGCCGGCATAGAGCAGGATGTCGCACGTGGTCTCGGTCACGGCGTCACTTCCTCAACGGACACCTCACCCCCCTCGCCGCCATCGCTCCAATCCACGCCTTGAAGGACTTCGCCCATCGTCATTAGCTCCAACTTGCGGTTGGCGCGAATCACGTCCAGGACGCGGTTGTCGCTCGGCAGATGGATCAGGTCCACGATGGTGCAACCAAGGTTCTCATCCATCCCTTTGCGGTGGATTCTGTCCTCCGACTGAACCCGGTACTCGGGCTTCCACGAATTGCTCCAGTAGACCGCCATGCGGGCTTCCACCAGCGTCAGCGACATGCCGCCCGACTCGGGGTTGGCCACGAAGGCGACCCGGCCGTGGTCCGCCAGGTTGGCCCAGTAGTCCAGCGGCTCTTCGCTGGCCATGAGTTCGCCGTCCGCACCCTCGCTCGTGGCGGCAAAGACCTGGAAGTTGCCCTGGTCGCACCGCACCACGTCCCATTTCTCCTTGAGGCACAACTTGACGATGCGATCCACAGAACCAGTGAAGCCGGCGAAGATCACCAGCCGGCCCACCTCCTCGTTCTCGTCCAGGAGCATCTTCAGCGCGGCGTCCTTCGGGCAGGGAATCTCGCGGGCGATGCGGACCATCCTGGGGACTTCCTGCTTGCCGCCGCACAAGGGGCAGCCGACTGTTCGCTTCGTAAGCCGGGCCACCAGATTGGGGTCCAGCATGTCCACGGCCTCGTAGACGGCCTCGGGATCGTCCGGGTCCAGCCATTCCGCCACGGTGCCATCGGTGCAATGCGTGCATTTCGTCATGCCGTCTTGCTGTTCGCGGTACTGGAAGCCGTCGCTCAGTTCCCGCAGCAACGTCATGCCGGTGATGGCATTGGGGGCCGCCTGGACGATGGCCTCAGCCACGCGAAGGATGCTTGGCGTCGGCTTGCAGACGATCTTGCGATAGCGCTTCTCGGGCAGTTGCAGGCAGTCCTTCTTGTGCTTGATTACCACCAGCCCTTTGAGTCGGTCGTAGAGGTAGGCCACCTCGTTGGTGCTCGGCTTGAAGGCGTGGTACTCGTCGGGATCGTCGCACTCGTCCAGGGCGTGCGGCCCCTCCTCCCGCGACTGGCCGCACTCGACGCACTTGTGTTCGTCATCCTTCCAGCCGATCCGCTTCTTGAACTTGCCGGCCTGAAACTGCTGTTCGACCATGAAGGCCAGCCGCTCCTCCATCGCCTTGTAGCTGCCTTCCTTGAGGAAGCCGGGCCAGGCGATCTCGCACTGGCTCCACCAGTCGCAAGGCGTCTTGGGCGACGGCGTGCCCGACATCTCGATCACATAGCCCTCGAAGCCATACCTATCGCGGATCAGATCGGCAAGCTTCTGACAGGCTTTGGATCGCTGAGACGTGCCGTTCTTGCACCGGCTCGATTCATCCGCGACGAAGAAGCGGGGCAAGGTCTGGGAGCCGTCCCAGTCGTCCACCACGCGGACCAGCCCCTCGTAGGTGAACCACGCGACCTGTATCCGGTCGAAGGGGAAGCCCCACAGCTTGAACTCCCGCTTGATGTTGGGCAGGCTTGTCTTGGGACCGGCCCACCAGACCAGATCGACGCCCGACTTCTCAATCACCATCTGGGCGGCCAGCGTCTTGCCGGTGCCCATCTCGGCACCGAATATCTGGTAGTGATACGTCAGCCCGGCGTCGGCCAGATCGTATTGATGCGGCATGACCGCGGCTAGCCGACCGTCCCGGAGAAACTGCCGATACTCGTGGCGCACAACCAGCCGGTCGAACCAGGCGTAAACGTCCTCGCCGCAGAGATAGCCGATCTGGAAGCGATTGCGCTGGCAGTCGTCCACCGACCAGACCTTGGTCCGGGCGTACTCGCCTTCATCGTCGTAGCCGTGGAAGTGCGCGCCGGCCATCGCCTTGACTTCCGACATCAGCCCATAGCGGGTCTTCGTGCCGACCTTGCCGTCCCAGAAGTAGATGCGGCCACCTTTCGTCTCCAGCAGCACGGGCACACGAATTCTCGTGCCACTGGAGGTCTGGCCGGTGATTTTCACTTCGCGGAGCGACATGCAGTTTTCCTCTGCCTGATAGACTGCCGGAACTCGTCAAACGTGGAGTCGGGCTCTTGCGATTTCGCAGTTGTGCTCGGTCAACTCGACGCCGATGCACCGGCGGCCGAGGCGCTTCGCGGCCAGCAGGGTCGATCCGCTGCCGGCGAACGGGTCCAGAATGACGCCGCCATGAGGCGTCGAAAGCAGCGTAAGTAGGTGCTGCATCAGCGCCAGGGGCTTGACCGTGGGATGATCGTTGCCCGGCCCGCGCTCCTTCTTCGTGGCCTTCGCGCAATAGAAGAACCGACTCGCCCCGCCGGAATCGCCGTAACTCACCTGAACGTCACCCGCCTTGCCCAGGCTCCCGTGATAGCCGTCGCCGGGTTTCGTGCGGACGCAGTTGGTGCCGCTGGTGAGCGTGCCGGTCTGAGCATCGAGCATGGCGGCCGTATCGCCGTCCAGGAGCAGATTCGTGGGCCAGCGTCCGCACTCCGAACCGCCCACGGGCGACCGGTTGGTGCTGGCCCAGCCTGCGTCGGTCAGGCTGTCCCCTCGCGTGCGCACCGTGCTTTCGGTGCCGATGCGGGCCGCTTCGATGTTCATGCCCGCTACGCCCCAGGCCAGGGCGTTATGGGCAATCGTGCCGTCCATCGGCTTCATCGCCAGGACGATGGGCTCCCAGGCGGGCTTCAGGGCCATCGCCCAGCCAGTCCACTTTGCCGCCTCGGGGGTGGCCGGGGCCGTGATGGCGCACTCGGCCTCGGGATTGTGCAGGTCGCCGTAGACCTCGTTGGTGCGGCCGTTGTTGGCAAGCGAGTAGCCGCGTCGGCCCAGCTTCGTGCCCACGACCTCGCGTTTGGCTCCCTTCGACTTGTCGATCAGCTTGCCGATGTCGCCACACTTCGGCATCCCCTGCCCATAGAGCCACATCAGGCAGTCTCGAATCTCCCAGCCAGCGTCCTCCATCGCGCAGATCAGGCGGTGATAGGTCTTCGTGCCGCCGAAGGCCAGCAGGAGGGCACCGGGCTTACACACACGGACGATGGCCCGCCAATACTCGGGTCCGGGAACCTCGTGGTCCCAGTCCTTTTCCATGAAGCCCAGCCCATAAGGGGGGTCGGTGCATACGAAGTCCACCGACGCCGCCGGCAGCGTCGGCAGCACCTCGCGGAGATCACCGCAATACAGGCTGATGGGGTCTTGCTCGAAGAAGGGCTGCATTGGCAATCGGTCGAAAGATGCGCGAGTCGTCTATGGATAGACTGCCGAAACTCGGCGAATTTGGAGTCGCTAGCGGTGGCGTTTGTCCTCTAGCAGCAAGAAGGTGGTCTGGTCCGGGGCAGCCCGCGTGCTGAAGTCGCCCCACACATTGAGGCCCGCGTCCACGAACAGCCCGTGCAGCTTGTTGAAGCAGTGCCGCACCGGTGGCTCGACGCCCTTGCTGCAACCGGAAACGACGGCATCCCGCCATTGTGAAAGGGTGCCGGTGACGACCGCCGCCTGGACGCCCCGCACCACCGTGTCCACCACGACGAACGGCATCCCTGCGCAAAGCTGGAGGATGTCGAGCATGTCCCGCTCGTCGGCCCCAACGAACGCGCTGAAGGAGACGTGCCTGAGCAGATGGGGCGGTAGCCCCACCGGCGCGCGCTCGTCGCGTAGCGCCGCCAGGCAGCTCAGGAACCGCTCGGCGTCCGACAGTTCCCGCCCGCAGGCGTCCGGGGAGGCCGCCGGGCTGCGGCCCAGAACCTTGTGGCTCAGGCCGATGAACGTGCGGAAGTCGATGGATGGGACAGAAATCAGGACCACCGATGGCATCATGGTTTCACTAAGGCTCCGCTTGCTGGAATCCCCTTCACCGACAATCCGGTTGAGGCCGTGGCACACCTGTTCCAGCTTCCCACGGTCAGGTCGAAGCCAAGCGGAAGAGAGGAAGAGAGCCGAGGGCGGTCGCCATCGCCGCCCTCGGCGGAAACTCTGACAGGGCCGCTACAGGCAAGTCTGCCAGAGAGCAGATGGGCTATCGGGCGCGAGCCGGCTTGCTGTCCTGGACCTTCTCGATCCCGTTGTCCTTGATCGTGAGGAACTTCTGAATCTCCCGCACGATCACTTCCTGCGGCGGGAGCTTGGTGAACACCGAAGAGCACTTCACGACCACCGGGACGTGCCAGGTGCCCTTGCGGTTCTCGGCCACCTTCGTCTTCAAGGTCGCGGGAATCGGGCCGTGCGGGCGCAGGTCGCTCACGTCGTTGCCGGCCGCCGCCTTGGCGTCGATGTCCCCCTGGGTGAGCGGCAGGAAGGGAAATAGCTTCTTGGCTTCGATGCGGCTGGACTTGTTGCCGCAGAAGAACTCCAGGAAACGGCCCGTTGAGCGCTCATAGACCAGGAACGAGGGGCCGTACTGGCAATGCGAATCGGACTCGGCCGACTTCTTGGCGATCCGGTCGAACTCCGGCGATTCCATATCGTAGCTGATGACCAGGGCTTCCATGTCGGTCATGTCGATGGCTTTGGGCCGGCGGGCCAGCGGGAGCAGGTCTACGGACTGCCCCAGGTCGATGATCTCTTCATCGGACTCCGGGATGCCGTAGTGGCCCGAGGGGATCAGGCCCTTCATGTTGGCCTTGCTCTTCGTATAGAGTTGCATCCGGCCGATGTAGTCGCCGCCCTTGGCCAGTTCCGCGAACTGGTCGTCGGTGCCGATCTGGGTGGAGGGAAGCTGGTCGAGGTTGACAGGAATCATTGCAGTGTTGTCGGACATCGTTGAATCTCGCAGGTTGCAGAAAGAGGGGTTACTCGTTTCGTCGTTGCTCGTCTCAATCTCGTCGCATGGCTACACCTCCTGCTCCAATACCTTCGCGCTGGTGCGCGCGAGGACTTTCTCTCGCTGCTGGCGGATGCTTTCCTCGTCCAGGGACAGTGCCCACTGAATCGCCAAGTACCAGGCGTCCAATGGCGTCGTGCAACCAGCTTTCGTGAGCGTCAGAGCCGCCAGCCGGTGTTCGCGGTACTCGCCCAGCACTTCCTTCAAGGGGCGCAGGTAAGCCACCGGCTCGAAATCCTTGCAGAAGTCGGTCAGCTTCCCTTGGCGTGCGTCCTCCTGAATCTGTTTGACCAGGCTGGCGATCAGCGGCGCGAATTCCCTCGCCGGGGCCGTCTTCGCCAGGTCAATGAACTGCACTTGCCGGGTGCGAGGCAGCTTGGCGAGCATGTAGGCTGACTGAAGCGGTATCTCGCCGCGTTCCACGGCCTTCTGGATGTCGGCCCGCAGGCCGAGCAGGTCAAGCTGCTGCCGGACCCATGCCGGGCCTTTGTGAATCAGGTTGCTCACGTCCGCCAGCGTGGCATCCACTGCCTGGCGGGCCGTGACGGCTTCCATGATCCGCTTGATCTGGCGGGCATACTCCATCACCGTCGTCTCAGGCCGCACGGCGTTGGCCTGAATCTGGAGCGCCAGCACGTCTTCGTCCGTGAGGTTGTGCTTGACGATGCAGGGTATCGTCGAACGCCGCAGTTCACAGCACACCGCCCGCCGATAGAGGCCGTCCACCACTTCCACCTTGCCGGGCCTTCGCGGCGACGGGCGCACACAGATGGAATTCAGCAGACCCTTGTGCGCAATGGAATCGCGCAGTTCCAGGTACTCGACGGACTCCCGATTCACGACCCGCAGGACGACCCACGGCTCGACGATCTGGTCCAAAGGAATCTCACGGTACTCGTCGGGCAGTTGCTCTGGCATCGGTGCGTCCGCGTCAATGAACACTTACAAAAGAGTCCCAAAAGCGCCGTATTTTCAGGATTCGATCTGAAAATCGAGTGATTTTGGGACTCTTTTGTAGATGTCTACACGCGGCCCGTTTCTTGGGCCGTGCGCCGAATCGCGCGGGCGTGCGTTTACACGCACAAGCGGATCACCGACGCGGCCCAGAGAGATGTCATGCCCAGAGTCAGCGAAGCCCTCCACAACTTCCTCCAGGCCCGCAAGACGCCGGCCAATGCCGACCTGGTGGATCGGTGGTCCATCGACATGGAGACCCAGGTGAACGTGGCGGCCGGCGACGGCGAGCCCGTCGCCGGAAAGAAGTCCACATGGTCGAACGGCAGCGAAACCTGGCACTCCGTCCGCATCCCAAAGAACGCCGCCACCGATCCTTCCTTCGAGGATTACAACATCGGCTATCCCTTCGATCTTCACGCCGAGGGGATCGGCATGACGGGCTGGGACTGGAAGGCCCGCCTCTCCCGGCATGTCGGCTTCGATTTCGACGCCTTGACCGGGCACGCGAAGGGCATCGGCATCGACGAGGCTCAGTTGGAGCGAATCAAAGAGGCGGCCGAGGCCCTACCCTACGTGGAGGCCCGCCGCAGCACGGGCGGCAAAGGGCTGCACCTCTACGTCTACTTCGACCCCGAAGGCGTACCCACCGGGAACCACACCGAACACGCCGCCTTGGCCCGCTGCATCCTGGGAAGGATGTCGGCCGAGGTGGGCTTCGACTTCGCCAGCCAGATCGACGCCTGCGGCCACGTCATGTGGATTTGGCACCGGAAGCTGACGGCCAAGGGCCACGGTCTGGAGATCATCAAGCCAGCCGCGAAGCGGCTGGGCATCGTCGATCTTCCGGCCAACTGGCGGGACCATATTGAAGTGGTCCGAGGCCGCCGATCCAAGATTCGGGTCAATGAGATCGCCGAAGACGACCAAGACCCCTTCGAGGCCCTGGCGTCCAGCCGCAAGATCATCGCCCTGGACGACGGCCACAAGGCCCAGATCGAAGCCCTGATGCGCTCCGGCTATACAACCCTCTGGGTCGCCGACCACCACCTGCTGCAAACCCACACCTGCGCGCTCAAGGAATTGATCGAAGGCCCCGAGGGCAAGGCGCTCAAGGTAGTGGGCATCTTCAAGACCATCTCCGAGGGCCGAGACCGTGGCACGCCCAACTGCTTTCTCTTTCCCTTGCCCGACAGCGCGTGGAGGGTGTACCGCTTCTCGCCGGGCATCAACGAGGCCGACACCTGGAGCCAGGACGGCCAAGGCTGGACCACCTGCTACTTCAGCCGCTACCCGGACCTGAAGACCGCCTGCACCCTCTCCAGCGGCGTCGAACGGGAGCAAGGCGGCTATGTCTTCGCCTCAGCCGAGGATGCCATCCGAGCCGCCAGGAGCCTGGGTCAGGAACTCAAGCTGGATCAAAGTGTCATGGACCGGGAGGTGACGCTCAAGGCCCATAAAGACGGCCGCCTGGTCGTGGAAATCGAACGCGACAAAGATGGCAAGACGCTGGAAGGTTGGGAAAACAAGAAGAGCAAGTACGTCAAGATATTCAGCATCAAGACCACCCCTGGGCAGGACGATGAACTCGACTTCACCGAGTACGACAACCTGATTCGCGCCTTGGAGTCGGCCGCCGTCGAGCACACGGGCTGGGTCTCGAAGAAGGGCAAGGAATGGGTCCGCCACCCGCCTTCCAACATCAAAATGCTGCTGCAAAGCCTGGACAACTCCAAGACGGAGGCCGAGACCATCATGGGATCGGCGTTGGCACGGGGCTGGCGGTTGGTCAACCTGCCTTTCCGGGACGAGTATCCGGGGGGCCGGCAATGGAACCTCGATGCGGCCCAGTTTCGCTTCAAGCCCGCCGAACTGGCGGACGACGAGGCCCCGCGCCACCCTCACTGGGACATGATTTTCGACCACATCGGCGTGGAACTGACGCCCGCCTTGCGAGAGTTGCCCTGGGCCATCGACGCGAACATCCGCACCGGGGCCGATTATCTGCGGCGGTGGGTCGCCTGTGCCTTCCGCGATCCCTTCCAGCCGGCCCCCTACCTCTTCTTCTTCGGCCCGGAAAACAGCGGAAAGAGCATTTTCTACGAATCGCTGCAACTGCTGGTGACCAAGGGCGTCGTCAAGGCCGACCGGGCGCTCGGAGGCCGCAACGACTTCAACGGCGAACTCTCCGGCGCAATCATTTGCGCCGTCGAGGAGGTGGACATTTCCAAGTCGCCCGGTGCCCATGCACGCATCAAGGAATGGGTCACCGGGCGCACTATCTCCATCCGTAAGATGCGGCACGACAGCTTCGAGCAGCCCAACGCGACCCATTGGGTCCAGACCGCCAACTGCCGAGACAACTGCCCGATCTTCCCCGGCGACACCCGCATCACCGCGGTCTATGTCGGCGACTTGCCCGACAAGCAGGAGATCGCCAAGCCGAAGTTGCTGATGCTGCTCGAAGATGAAGCCCCCCATTTCCTGCACACGCTGATGCACTTGGAGTTGCCGCCCATGATCGGCCGGCTGCGTCTGCCCGTAGTGACGACGGCCAGCAAGCGGGAGGCGGAGGAGGCGAACCAGACGCTCTTGGAGCAGTTCATTCACCAGTGTTGCGAACGGACACCCGAGCGGCACACGCGCTTCGCGGAGTTCTACGAGAGCTTCCAACAATGGCTGCCGGCCGCAGAGCAGCACGCCTGGTCGAAGATTCGCACCTCCAAGGAATTGCCCGCCCGGCACCAGAGCTTCGCCGGAAGAGACAACAAGAAGTTTGTCTCCAACCTGGCCCTCAAGCCGGCGGAAGTGCCAAAGCCATGACATCGCACCTTTGTTGAACCCCGGAGAAGACCATGAGCAGGTATGGCATGACCGACAGCGGCAAACGGCAGTCCTTCGGCAAGGGCATGGCCGTGCGCGACACGGCCGACGACAAGCCCCGGCCCGATCTGATCTCGCCGTTTGCCGAGGAACGGCAGGGCCACTGGCTCCGCATGGGCGCAGCCAAGTACGCCGAGCGCAACTGGGAGAACGGGATGCCGTTCTCGCGCTGTGTGGCCTCGCTCAAGCGGCACCTGATGAAGTACCAGCAGGGCAAGCGGGACGAAGACCACCTGGCGGCGATCATGTTCAACGCGATGGCCCTGATCCATTACGAGGAGATGATTGATCGCGGGCGTCTGCCGGCCGAACTCAATGACATGCCAGACTACGGGCCAGTCGTGAAGAACGCACTGCGGGTCGTTCGCAAAGCCCATACGTCGGCCAAGAAGGGGAGGAAGACCCGCCGTGGCTGATTCGATCGTCTACCCCGGCCTGGTCCACCTCAACGGCTGCCTAATGGCGGCCGTGGACCTGGAAACAACCGGCACCCGACCCGGATGGCACGAGATCATCCAGATCGCCGTCGTGCCGCTGGACTCCGGCTTCAAGCCCCTTTCCGACGTGCGGCCGTTCTACACCCACGTCCGGCCGAAGCATCCCGAGCGGGAGTCGGAGGCCGCCAGACAGAAGCATAAGATTCCCATGACGGAACTGTTGCTCCATGCCCCAGAATCGGAGCGGGTGGACGATTGGCTGACCGAATGGTTTGAGAGGCTGCGGCTGCCTTTCAAGAAGTGCCTCGTGCCGCTGGCCCACAACTGGGCCTTCGAGTCGTCGTTCCTCAAGGCGTGGCTCGGCGTGGAGAAGACGGACCTGATCTTCCACAGCCACGCCCGCGACGGGATGCTCTACGCCATCGGTCTGAACGACAAGGCGGCCTTCGCAGGCGAGCCGGTCCCCTTCCCGCGGGTCGGCCTCGGGGCCATGTGCGCGAAGCTGGGCATCGTCAACACCAATCCCCACGACGCCCTGGCCGACTGCATCGCCGAGGCGGAGGTCTACCATACGCTGCTGCGCATGTTCTAGGGAGGCTGCGATGAAACCCGTGTATCCGCCATGCCCGACGCGATTCCTCGGCACCGTCAAGGGTGTAGTGAAGCACGCCCTGTGCGACGACGCCTCCAAGGACCAGTACCGACGACTCGTTCGGCCTGCGGAGTGTGAACGATGCCTCGCGGGCCTCGAAAGCAATCCTGTAGTAGAAGCCCCACCGGAGCCGGAACCGCCCCCTGAGCCGCCCGGCCTTGTGCGGCGAGCAATCTCCTATGCGGAGGCCCTAGCCCAATGGACCGCAGCGGGCCGACCGGAGCGTTCGGACAAGGATGTCGAGCAGATATTCCACCGTTTCTGCAAGCCATGCCGCTGGTTCGACCGCCGCCGGCAAATCTGCCGGGGGTGCGGCTGCCGGGTGGCCGACACCGGTTACGCCATCCTCAACAAGATCAAAATGGCCACCGAGCACTGCCCCCGAGACCTGTGGTGAAGCCCATGCCCTGCGACTGCCCCGAAGACCAACCACGACCGAAGCCAGCCGGCGGCTGCAACTATCTCACCTACTCCGGCGGCCCGGTGGCGAGCTTCTATCGCCTCGTGGAGCAGGCGATCCCGGACGTGGATTTGGTCCACGGTCGTCCCACCGTTCACCCGGACGGGTCGCTGGAATTCGCCGGACTGCCGCCGGCCCTGTTTGGTTATCGACAAGAAGGCTCGCGGCTCTATCCCGCCTGGCCGCCCTGCCCGCTACGGATGCTCAGGGTCCAGGTGGTTGACGGCGTGCTGAACATTGCCGGCCTATGCGGCAATCCCGGTGCCGAGCAGTTCAGCCGCGAACTCACCCTGGACAACTGCCGAAGCTGCCCGATACGTCGGTCCTAAGTCCGGGATGCTCCTCCCAAGAAACGACAAGTGCCCAGGCGGGTGTCCACCTGGGCACGTTGTCTACCCGCACTTGCCTTAAACGTCTACTCGCCGCGACAGAAGTTCACGCCGGGCACTGGAACAGCGACCAGTAAGCAAAGTCATAGACATAGACATCCACCTCGAAGTACCCGATCAAGCACGACTGGTAGTACCGGCCTTCCATGTAGTCGTAGTGCCAGGCCGAGCAGAATGCAGGCTGATCGTAGTAGTTGTTCGGTCCAACCACAGTGCTGCTCTGATAGCTTGACGTAAGGACCGGCACTCGTCCCAAGTAAGTAACCTCGTCCGGGTCTTGCCCACACGTATACCAACGCTCCTCTCCCCGCTTACCACCCTCCAACCAGTAGTCCTGCTCGATGCAATTCACCCAATGAGCGTGGCGGTAGCTGTGCGAAATGTGGCCCTGGCCGCTACCGTAGCACTGGACCAGATGCGCCATGATCCCTTCAGGAAGAGCCGCCTCAGCCGAGGCATAGGTGATGTTCGCGTAAAGATACTGCTCGATGACTTGCCAGTAAGGGCAAGTCACCCAATAGCCAGGGCTGCCGCCGTAGGGTTCGATCCATATCGTCCCTTCTCCCTGGGGTATGCAGCACGGTATCGGCGGCTCGCAGTTGCACCAGCCGTTGTCAACGGCCTCGTCAAGCTCGTCGATGTAGAGCGCCCGCCATTTGCCTCCGGGCATGGCGGCGGTAAACGTGTTGTCGGAACAAATCTCCGTCAGCTTGTTCTGTGCCGCCGTGATGTCCTCTATGGACCATTTGTGCGGCGCAGAGACAAGCGGCAATTCATCAACAGGATCGCAGCCTTCCGGCGGAAACGAGGCGAGGCTGTTGATCCGTCCGAGCAGACCATTCCAAGCGTCGAGCGTCAGGGGATACAGTGCGGCCATGACTTAATCCTCGCTTTGCAGGAACGCGGTGCCGGCCCCGAACATCTCGGTCGTATAGTCAAAGGCGAAGTCAAACTCGTGCTCCCCGTACTCCTGGTCCCAGATGGACACGTCCGTGCGGATCGCCAGGTACTCGTCGCCATTCTTCAACACGTCGGAGAGCGGTTGCCCGTCCTCATGGTCTTCATCCGCTACCAGCGCCGCTACGCGATCAATGGTCAGTTTGCCGTCCTCATTGATGCCGTGAAGGATCGACGACAGATAGGCAAACTTGGTTTCACTGCCTGAGGTGTCGAGAATCTTGGTCTTGTGAAGATCGACGGTAATCTGACTGGACGACGTGGCGGCCGGCGTGATGGCTGGCAGGTTCCGCCGGGGGTAGGTCCGCAGATTCAAGCGCGGACGCGAGCCGGGCGAGAGGTTGATGTAGGTCGCCGTATCCACGACGCGCTGGGCCGTGAAGCCCGCGTCGGTCGGCGTACTGTCGCCCCAATCGCTGTGTGCCCGGAATACGACGTTCGGGCCGCCAACGAAGACCACGCCGCCATTCGGGATCGTGGCCGTATTGCCCACGGGCAGATTACCCGCCGCCTGTGCCCCAATGCCAGAACCCCCAGCGCAGCCCGCCGCGATCTCGCTGGCGGGCGGCCAAGTGTCCGTCTGCGGCAACCCCGCCGGCCAAAAGAAGTGGTACTTCTCCATCGTGCCCGCAAGCACCGGCACCAGGCACTCGAAGTCCACGCAATTCTCCGCCGAGTTGTAGTTGGCCTTCTCGACAATTGCCAGCACCGGCCCATCTGCCACGTAGGGCTGGTCGAAGTCCAGCGTCACGGCGTCGAAGGTCTCCAGGTTCAGCTTGTTCAAGAAGGTCTTGAACTTGATCCGCTTCCAGGTGTTCGACTTGCGGGTCAGCCAGAACGTCGCGCATTTGTACACGATGTCCGGCTGGTTGTAGATGTAGAAATCGTACTCCTGTTCCTGGGTGCCGTACTTGGCGACGTTGTGCCGCAGGATAATGGTCTTCTCAGCCTTGTCCTTCGGCTGGTCCGAAACGTCGGCCCAACTCAGCCGCCACTTGACCTTCATCTTGGTCACGATGTCTTCCGTGCCCGTCAACTCCACCTCGATGCCGCGCTCGGCGTCGATGTCGCTGACGGTAATCGTGCCGGCCGGCGTCGGCTCCTCCGGCAGGTACTTGAGGTAGAACACGCCGTTGCTGAGCCAGATGGCGCAGCGGGCCTGAAAGGCGATCTCCTCCAACGCCTGGATCGTGTTCTTCCGGTCCAGGATCGGAAAGTTGGCCGGGAACGGCTGGAGCTTCTCCTGGACATGGTTGAACGACGTGGCATCCCAGGTCAGGTCCGTGTAGTGAGTAATCAGGTACTTGAGGATGTTCACGATGTTCGGGCCGACGCTCGACTGGAAGGTCACGTAGAGATCGTCGCTCCAACCCTGGTCCGTGATGGTGCTCAAAGGCTTGTTGACGATGACTTGCACGGCCGTCACGGACCCGTAGGTCCGGGTCTCGACCCGATACAGGTCGGTTGGCACGTCCACCAGCCGTCGCTCGCCGGGGAGTTGCTTGTAGGCTTTCACCGCCAAGACGGTGCCCGACACAATGGAGGCGATGTAGGTAATCGGCTCGTCCCCGGAGATCGTCACCGATGCGCCAGGATCGACCCAGAAGTGCTGGGCTACCGGCTCGGTATCCATCTGGTGGGTCGTGGCTCGGGTGTTGGTAATCACCGCCCCTTGGTCGATGATCTTGTTCCCCGCAGGGAACCCGTCGCCGCAACCGTTGGGAACCTCGTCTTCATAGCGATAGTAGCTGATCTGCGTCGGCTCCAGGCAGATTGCCGGCTCCTGGGTCTTTTCCGCATACGCATCAGCGGCCGTGGCGTCGTCTGCCGGATGCTCTCGGCTTTGGACGTGAAACAACTGGCCCTCGAAGTGCCCCGTGAACAGCCCGCCGTTGAGATTGATTGTCAAGGTCCGCCCTTGCGGAAAGTCCTCACCGCCCAGGATGCGGATGGGATTCTCGCCCAGCCCTTGGGCGTTGGCCTCGTCGATCTGCTGTTGCCGGCGGGCGATCGCGCAGGCCCGCTGCTTGTCGCGCCGCCCCACGGCCACCCGGATTTGCGCATTGAGCGAGTCGATCTGCCTCTGAAGCTCCGTTGCCTTCGCGGCATCCACTGGCGAATGGAAAGGAGGTGCCCAGCAGTTCTTCACCTTCGTGAGGTGGGTAATCTGGATCAGCATTTGCAGGAGGCTCATGGTGAATTGCGAGTCGTCGGCACCGTCCGACAGATTGGCCCACAGGTCCATGCCGCTAAGGATGCCCACGCTGGTGAGCGTCGTGCCTGTGACCGCCTTGTTGACTTGAATCGTAGGGCAGTTGACCACCTTGCCGAAGATCATCGGCCACGCCTTTCCCACCATGTCCGCCGGCAGGTAAGGGAATTGGCCCTCTTCCGCGCTGAAGCCGATTTCCTTGTCTTCAAGCTGGGAGAGGATGGAAAACTCCACCGTCCGATCCCGCTCGCTCCAGAGAATGGGCGAACTGACCTTGCCGCTGAAGAGCAGGAACTGGTCGGCCAGATCGAGGCCGGTGAAATACTGGTAGACCCGCGCCGTCCGCTTGTGAACGTCGTGGGTGTCGAAGATGGCCTTGATCGTGCCGTCCGTGTCGTCCAAGGCAACAGCCAACTCCTGTGAGCCGCTGTTATTGCTCACGTTGACCACGTTGTCCAAATCACCGACCTCCACGATGCGGCCCGGAATTGACCCCACGGTGCGGTCGGCATAGACGGAGGTGGCCCCGTCCACCCAGTCCACCTCGATGATGGTGATGGGTTCGTTGCCGTAGCGCAGAGCCAATTTCGCCAGTCCGGCTGCGGATATGTTTCTCACTGCTCGACTCCCTCAAATTCCAATTCGATCATTTGTGCCTCGCCGCGCGGCATGGGCGCGATCGCCGGCCCGACCTTTTGGGCAGTGTCGAACTCGAAGGGATTGTTCGTGAAGTTGCCGACCCAGGCCCGCCCGTTGTGGTCAATGACCCTCACCGGCGAGGCGAAGTAGGCGAAGAGGAAGGCCCGTAGCTCCAGACCCTTGTTGCGCATCAGCCGGAAGGACCACTTCAACTTTCGGCGGTCGCCCTTCCGCTTGACATAGGTGTAGCGCGTGCCGTCCATCGCCGTCTTCCGGGTCACGGTCGCGGTCAGACCCTCCTGGTCGCTTAGCTGCGGATTGGGTAGCAGCGTCGTGGTCTGCAACAACGGATAGGGGGCTTGCAGCGTGAACATGGCCTCTCCTCGCCTGCGGGTCTATGCCGGGGCCAACTCGCCCTCGAACTCCAGGCTGGCCGAGAAACTGTCGCGGCCGTCCTGGACGACCGGATCGGTCGGCGTCGTAATCACGCCGTTCCAGCACCGCCCCTCCCAGTCCAAGAGGCCCACCTCCTCGCCGAGATGGGCGTCCAGGAAAGCGAGCAACTGCTGGGCCTGGGCGCTGCGCAGGCCCGAGAAGGTGAGCACGAGGGTCTGAATCTTCGGCCAGATCGGATCGGCGAAGACGATCAGCGTGCCGCCACGAGTCTCGCGCAGGATGCGATTGAAACTGAGCCGGTCCTTGTTGCCAAGGTTCGGCGCTCGAAGCGTCACCGAGTCGGTGACGACACCTTCGACCGGATAGAACAACTGGAACGAAGCTACGGTGCCTTCCGGCAGGGCTGCCGGTGGAGGTGTCGGCGATTCCGAGTCCCCTGCACCGACGAACGGATGGTACTTCTGGAGAACGCCGCCGAAGACGATGCTGTAGGCCGCGGCCTGCCTCAAGGCCAGCGCCGATCCCGCGCCGCGGGGGACGCTCACTAATACCGCCGCCGTGCTGCTCAAGTCCAATTCGGAGCTGGCCGGCTTGCACGGATCGACCGTGGCAACCTGCCCGAAGACCAGCCAATCCCTTGCGGCCCCGGTCTCGTTCTTGCGGATGTCGCCCAGGAGTTCAAGGACGCTCTCTGCCGACACGTCGATGGCGGCTGCCTTGACGCGCACGACCGCCGCCGATTGATACAGGGGAATGGCCTGCTGGACGGATGCCGAGAGAGGACGAGCAGCACTTGCCGCATCCTGCAAGCCGTCGATTCGCGCAACGATCTCGTCGGCCTGCGGATCGTACTCCTGCGTGACGGTCTGGAGCACCGAAGCCGCGGCAAGATGCCACGGACGCCCTACCGGGGCGGCCTGCGACAGGGCAAGGGCGCTCTGGGCCGCCAGCGCCCGCACCACCACCACGTCCGCCGTCACCCATAGAGGAACCCAGTCCCAGGCATCGGCCATCGTGGAGACGAGCACGGTGGCCGTAGCCTCGTCCGTCAGGGCAAGTTCGCTGCCCGCCGCCACGGCCCGCGTCAGCCCGGCGACGGCCGTCGCCTCAAGACTGATCGTGGATTCGGCATCGACCGCAATTAGCTCGTTGCGCCCGGCCTCAGCCGTCAGACTAATCGTGGACTCGGCATCGACCGTAATTAGTTGGTTGCGCCCGGCCTCACCCATCAGATCGAGCACGCTGGAACCGGCCACCGCCCACGCAGCCTTGAAGTCTGCCGTCACTGCCAGGTCAATCGCGGACTCGGCAGCGGCCTGCACGATGTTGCGCCCGGTGCCCTCGGCCTGATCCGTCAGTTCAAGCACGCTTGAAGCGGCCACTACCCGCGCGATGTTCAAACCCGCCGTCGTGTTCAGACTGATCGTGGACTGGGCATCGACACTGGGCAGATTGTTGCGTGCCGCCGCGTCTAGCAGCGCAATGTCGGTTGCGGCGTCCACCGCCCGCGCGACCACTAGGTCCGCCGTCGCTTCCAGATCAATCGCCGACTCGGCGGCACCACCAGGCAAGTTGTTGCGTCCGGCCGTCACCAATAAGTCGAGCGTGTTCGAGGCGGTACAGCCACGGCCGATGCCCGCAAGGACCGCCTCGCCGGAGAGCGCCAAGTCGCTTGCGGCAGCGACATAGATGATGCCGCCCCCGCCGCCGCCCTCTGTCTCCCCGAGGGCAAGACGCACGTTGCCGAGCATCGAGTCGGACGTGCCGAGCTTGCCGGTAATGGTGCCAGTCGAAGGCCGTGGGGCGTCTGCACCGGCAAACGCCAGTAGCATATCCCCCAATCGGGAGTCAGCGGTGCCCAGCTTGCCGATCTGCGCCATGGGTTAGCCCTCGTCCCAGTGGACCAACGTCATCGACATCTTCTGGGCATTGTTCTGCGGGTCGATGCAGATGCCGAACTGGTTGGGCGTGCTGTTCGTGGACAGGCTGTTCGATGATTGCAGAACCCAATTCACGCCGTCCGCCGAGAAATAGGCATACTTCATGTTGCCCACGATGGAGAACCTCCACCAATAGAGGCGCTGAGGCTGCCCGCCGACGTGCCTTGCGGCCTGACCGCCGGTTTCCGTGGCTGTCGGGGAGGCATAGCAGCGCTCGATTTTCTGCCACAACTGATTGCCCATGATGGGGGCAAGTCCAAGCGTCGTGAACTGCCCATCCTCAGTGCCGCCACTGCTGCGAGCGCAGAAGGCGAAGTACGGCGACGCCGAGTTTCCGACAACGCCGTTGATCGTGAAAGCCAGCGTCACGGTCGCCGGCAGTTGCTTGACCGGGCGGACAAAGAGGCGGACCTCCGTGGCATTGGCGTCGAGGTCAGGGGCTTCCAGGATGAGCACGCCATTGGTGAAGGTGGCCGTGGCGTTGCCTTGATTGACCCATGACCAGCCGGTCTGCGGGGGCGATATGAGGCGGTTGTATGGCCCATACTGACGCCAGGCCGTCCCATCATCGTATTCCAGGAATAGACCGTCCGTAGGCAGGAAGAGCCGCCCTTTGACCCCCGCTGCGGGCTTGCCGGCGTAGGGTCCAGAGATGAACCTGTTGGCAATGCGGGCCTCCAGACTGCCCTTGGTTAAGAGGTGGATTACGTTGGCACCACTGGCGTGCGTGGCCGCAGCGGTGCCTTCCGCGCCGCGAGTGACTGTGAAGGTGCTGCCTGACACGGCGGTGACGATCGAGATTTCGCCGTCGATCTTGATGCGGAAGTTCCCTGTGGCCGGGAATGCCGTGGCCTCCGCGACGGTGCAACTCGTGGCGGTCGGCGCGAAGATCGCGGCTGACAGCGTGGTCGCGGCGTTGTTGGTGAATGTCTCGGCCATCAGTATTGTGTCCAGTGCAGAAACGTGCAGCCGTTGCTGGCCTCGGTGCCGGCGGATTCGTTATGAGCAAAGATGCCGATCTGGTCCGGGGTGAGATAGTCCGTATTGCTGAGGCTAACCATCTGCAACCACGAATAGCCGTCCACAGAGAATGAAATCTTCCGGTTGGTGCCGTCATCCTCGTACTTGACCCAGATCAGGTTCGAGGAGAAGTGCATGTTGTTCCCGGACCCAGACCAACCGGTAATTCCGCTCGATGACCCCGTTGCGCTGGGGTAGTTGAGTCCTGAACTCTGAGGATACGAGCCACCACAACTGCCATAGACTTGCAGCTTTCCATCCGTCGCGTTCCGAATACAGAGGCCCGCAAGGGCGCTGCTGCTACTGTACTGGGCGTGTTGCACGGGGATGTAGGCCATCTCCACCGTAAACGGCGGCGTTGGGTATGCCTTCATCAGCGCGCGGAGGTTGTTGCTGCCCACGGCCTGGCAGCTCAGGAAGATCGCCCCCTTATTGTCCGTGGCGGTCGATGCGCCCTGGTTCACCCACGTCGGGAAATCGGAGACTTGCGGCGGAGTGAAGGGCCAGATCGGGCCAAACTTCACCCAGGCCGATCCGTTGTCGTGCTCCAGGTACAGGCCGTCCGTGGGAAGGAAGATGCGGCCGGCCACCCCGGCAGCAGGCTTGTTCGCGTAGGTATCGAGGACACTCAGATCGTTCTGGTCGTGGGCGTCCAGCGCCCCGGCCGTCAGGATGTGGTGGACTGGGGCATTGTCGTCATGCGCTGCGGCGCTCGTCCCTTCCGCGTGGCGCGTGACCGTGAAGTCCAGTCCGCTCACAGCGGTGACAATCATAATCTCATCGTCGATGCGGATGCGGAAAGTACCCGTGGTGAAGCCCATCGCGCTGTCCACGGTGATGGTGGTCACGGAGTCGTCAATCGCGCCGTCGAGTTGCGTGCTGGCGAAGTTCTTGAACTGTTCGCTCATTTCGACTCGCTCCAGTGCAGAAAGGACACCACGCGCTTAACGGTCTTCGTGTTGAGGGACTGGTTCGCATACACGCCGACCTGATCGGCCGTGAAGAAGGTCGAGCGGCTTTCCGGGGCCTCATACAGTTGCCAGGTAATCCCATCGCCAGACATTTCGACGGTGCGGTTCGTCCCGTCGTCCCCGAAACGGACCCAATACGGCCAGATGAGGGGCACGTATCGAGCGGAAATCTGGCCGCCGCCGGCAATCGTGGTGGGGTTGGTCCATTGCGTGTGATACCACTTGTACACCGAGTAGGTGTCCGTTCCCCTGCCCAGTCCGAAGGTGATGATCTTGCCCGTGCCGCTCTCCCGCCAACAGATGCCCTGCGAGCCGGATGTACCACTGATGATCTCCGGGTCCGTGGACATCATGGCGAGCGTGATCTTGTAGGGAGTCGCAGGGGCCGTCTTGACCAGCAGGCGGAGGCTATCCCCCGACGCTGCGGTCGGCGGCTCAAGCACCATCATGCCTTTGCGATCGGTGACGGTCGCACCGCCCTGGTTGACCCAGGTGAAATCGGCTATGACCGGGGGCGTCATTTGCCAGTAGGGCAGCATGTCCCAGGCCGTGCCGTTGTCCACGCACGCAAAGCCCGTATTGGGAAAATAAAGGCGGCTCGGCTGTCCGGCCGCATCTCGATTGGCCAGCGTGCCGGCGATGAACTGGTCGCTGTCCCGTGCGGCCAAGGCCCCGGCCGTGAGGACGTGAAACACGGCCGCGTCCGCTTCATGGCCGGCGGCCGATGTTCCTTCTTGTCCCCGCTCGACCACGAATGTCTTGCCCTGCACGTTGGTGACCAGGAGAATTTCCTCGTCGATCGTGATGCGGAAGTTGCCCTCCGTGGGGAATCCGACTGCCGACTTCACGGTCAATTCGGGGTCGTCTGTGTCGATCGTGGCAGCGAGCGAAGAGAGTCCGCCATTGGCGAACCGCTCGTACCGTCGAGCAGGCGAATGGACTGCTGCCTGCGAGAGTGTCAACGGGCTGGCGGCAGGCTCATTCCATTCGCGGGGCGGGTTGTCCCATGCCTCGGCGAAGAGCACCTCGACGCACTGCTGACTGTGGCGGACGGTTCCCATCTTACACTCGCTTTACGCCGAACTGCGCGGCATTGAGATTCGCCAAGGTCCACGCCTCCGTAGTGGCGGGATCGGTTTCATTGATGTTGTAGAGGGTCTTGTAACTGGTCGTGATGGCTGGCACGGTCTGTTCGTAGACCGTGCCGTTGGACTTCACCAGGTTCCTCATGGTGGGAACCACCGCAGTCGTCATCTCCCTCATGCAGCTATTGATCTGGATGGCGTGAATGGTGCCCAAGTCGGACGCATCGCCGTAGCCAAACAGGTCCGAGACCGTTCCGTCGGCCGTGGTGTAATCCGTGTCGTCCGTCAGAGGGTTGTCATCGACCAGGGCGTAATGGTCCGTTCCGGCGCTCAGGCCCCATTCGGCGAGATCGCCATCCGAAGTCGGCCAGATAGCCCTGATCTGAACGTCGCCCAGAAAGTCGTTGTTGCTGTCACCCGCGGCGTTGAGGATGTACAGGTCATCCAGCCCAAGCCCGTAATTGCTGTTGTTCCCAAGGGTGAAGATGCAGTTGTCATAGCCGACACCGTTGCTCGTTGTCGTGTCAACGTTGGTGAGAACGCACACTTCGTACCCATTGACGAGGATCGTTACCTCCCCGGCAACGGCGTCCTTGACCTTTACTTCCACGTAGTTCCAGGTGCCCCGATCCAAATTGGCCCTGGCGGTGGTGCCAATCTGCGTGCCGCTACGATTGAGCACCACAAGTTCCTTGCTGGGATATGTGTATTGCAGGGTGATGCCCGAGTAGGTGCCTTTGCGGAAGAGAAGGAGGTTGATCGACCCAGTGGCAAAACTCGGATAGGGTCGCAACCCAAAGCCGACAACGTAGGTGTCACTGGCCGCGGAGAAGGTAGGGGTGTACAGGCCGAAGGCGTAACTATAGGCCGGCTCGACGGCATAGCCCCCCGTGCGCCCGGATCGCAGGCGCACATAGCCCTCGTTGGGAGCGGAGACGTACTTCTTGCTGAAGCGACTGCCGGCAATGTAGTTGTCTACATTGGTCCCCAGCCACTCAAAGCCATCAAGCCAGAGCAGAGACATCAGAACCTCCCAGGGGGACTGCACAGAAGAAAGGCCGAACGGGGCTCTTAGTAAGAGACCCCGCCCGACCTTTGGCGAGGGAGTCCCGTTACGCGCTGACGGTGTACGTCACCTTCAACTGGTCGCCATTGCTCACGGGTACGTCGCCGGAATTGAACAGGGCGGTGGCCCAGAGCACGGCCCCGGACGCCTGGTAGTCGCTCTTGTTCTGGGCGTTGGCCGCCCCACCCACCAGGAACAGGCCCTTGACCGTCCCGCTGTCGGTGATGTCGAAGACCACCGGCGAGCCGTTGGTGATTGCCTGGCCGGACGCCGCCCCTTCTGTCCACTCGGGCCGGGTGCTGGCGCTGCCGCCGTTGCCGGCGTCCGTGTAGCTGGTGAACTCGTCCCAGCCGTTGCCAGCCTGGTTGATATTCGCGTAGGTGTCGGTCGCCGCCAACGCCGAATAGCCGGCGTTGTCGATGAGCCCCAGCCACCAGGTCGTGATGGCCGAGACGCCGTGAAACATGACATCCAGCAGCTTGTTCTTGCCCTCGTTGGCGATCCCGTTGGGAAACTCGTAATGGCCGATCTTCTCGCCCTTGCGGAAGTGCTCGACCACGAACCGCCCGCGCGGTTGAAGCTGGTCTTCCGCCTTGCGGGCGCGGACCGCGCTGCAACCCGCGTGCTGACTGACATTCATTCGGCTGACGCTCATGGGTGTTCCTCTCGATCAAAGGTTACAGGGTTGCCGTGCCACGCCGCAGTTCTCTGCGCAGCTCGGCGGCGATGGACCTAGCCGTCTGACGGCTGGTTCCGCCGCCGGTTACAGACACGTTGATGTCACCGATGTTGGTGACGCTGCCGCCTTCGCTGCGGTAGACCGGTTGCACGCCGGCATTGATGGCGGTCAGTTGTGAAGCGAACTTCCGCGCCGAAGCGGCGTTGATGACCACCTCGCCCGGTGAGAGCATCGCGGGGATCACGTCCGTGCCCACCGGGCCGCCGCTGGCCAGGAGCTTCCACGCCGTCCCTCCGTGGGAGGCGGTCATTTGCGGCGTCTGGAACTGCACCATCATGGAGGCGCTGGCCAGGCTCCACATGGCGTCGGCCGCCTCTTGGGTCTGGCTGACCAGCCCGCTCATGTTGACCTGAGAGACCTGGGAGATGGCCTTCCACGCACCTTCGGCGCTGGCCTGCGCCCCATCCGTGCCATCCTTCGCTTTGCGGGCCGCCTCTTCGGCCGCTTTCAAGGCGTTCTCCAGGGCGGGCTTGTTCCTCATGGCCTCCGTCGCGTTGCCTTCCATAGCCCTCATGCCCTGCTCCAGCGACTCGACCCGCTTCGCGGCCTCGGTTGCCATCGACGCCTTCCGCATGAACTCGTCCAGGGCCGCTTTGCTCTTGGCGCTCGGCTTGAGAACCGCCAGGTACAGATCGTAGGCGGCCTGGAGTCTGTCCAAATCCTCGGTCAGGGGCTTTGCGTCGGGGGCGGTGAACTTGAGGGTTGCGCGCACAAGTTCCTCGCGGGCCTGCTTGACCACCGGGGTGTTTGCCACATGGCCCGTGAACGTCTCCCATATCCCTCCCAGGTCGCGCACGTCTTTGACAAAACCCACGTCCACCCAGCGATCTAGCGCGCTCTGGACCTCCCTTTGGCTCTGCTGCACCCCGGCGTTCGCCATCTTTAAGGCATCACGGGCCGCACCAAAGCTGTTGATGATCTGGGTGGATCGCTGCAACTCCTGGGAGAAGTGCGACATCGTTTCCTCGGCGGTCATCCCTTTCGTCGCTTCCCACACCTGCGGGCCGCCGCCGATCCTTCCCATGTCGATCATCACACGAACCGGGCCGATGCCCTTTTCGATGTCCTCGCGGAACCTGGCAAACGTCTCCGGGGCCGAGTAGAGTCCCTGCACCTCCGCCTGCGAGACGCCGCCTTGCAGAGCCGTCGTCACGCGGCGCTGAAGCTGGTCGAAGGCCAAGAGATCGGCCACCTCGACTTTCTGACCGCCCATCCACAATTCGCGGAATTTGCCGATACTCTCGGCGAGCCGGGTTTGTTGATCCGCCAACGCCTGGGGCGATTTTGCCCCCTGCTTGTCGAAGGCTTGCAGGTCCGTGAGGATGGCCTTCATCAGGGCCTTCATCTGGTCGAGCCGCTGCTGCTCCTTGGCGGCCTCGTCCGCCAGCTTTTGCGCCCGCGCGGCCTGCAACGCCTCCAACTGCTTTTCAGCCTTGACTTGGGCTTCCATGTTGTCCAGGACGCTGCGTTCCGCCTGATACTGGAGCCAAGTGTTGCTCGTCGTCTTGGCAAGGGCGGTGCCCTCTTGGAGATAAGCCTCCGCCCGTTGGAGAACCGCTGCGGCGCGTTGCACGTCGTCCTGCGTCTGCGCGTTGGCTAGCGCCGTGAGGCCCTGACTTTCCAATTCCCAGCTCCGACGCAGGGTAGCCTGCGCCCGTTGTTCCACGTCCTGTTGTGCGTAGAGCTTGTCGAGCCGGTCCTTGAAGAGCTTGTCGGATACCTGGGCCTCAAGGGTGACACGCCGGTTCTGGGAGTCCTGCACGACGCGGAGACTGGCGTTGGCGGCATTGCGATAGGCGGAGACGACCCGCTCTTGGGCAGCGATGATCGACTGCATCGCCTGCCGGTCGCTCTCGATGATCTCCTTGTTCTTGTCGCGCAGCCCGTCCAGGGCCTTGAAGTAGTTTCGCCGGATTGCCGCGGCGCGGTTCTCCCAGGCACGGTTCTCTTCGACCGTCTTCTTCTCTTCCGTCTCGCGCAGTGCGCGTAGCTCCTCCTCCTTGTTCTTCAGGTACTCCAAAGTGGCCTGACGCTGCTCGTTCGACAGCCGGCGGGTCTCATTGATCGACTGCGCCGTCGTGTAGGTCATGCCGCCGGCAAAGAGCGACAGCGCGGCCGTGATGCCCAGCAAGGCCCAGCCGATTGGACCCAGTGCGAGATGGGTCACGGCGGCTGCGGCGGCCAGGCCCAGCATCGCGGCAGCGGCCGGGACGGCGGCGAAAGCGAGGGCCTGGATCGCGGCCGAGAGCCTGTCGGCCCCGCCCATGAGCTGCATCATTGTCGCCAGCACACCCGTCAGGCCGCTGCCGAAGTCCTGCGTCAAGTTGATCTTGAGGCGGTTGATTTCGCGGGTCAGCTTCTCCGAATCGGTGCTGGTGAACTGCTTGTAGATTTTGTCGAGGGCGTCAGGCGTCGAAGTCGCCATTGCCTTCATGGCCTCTTCGACCTTCACAGCCCCTTCGTTGGTCAGACGCAACTCGGCCGTCAGGGCGCGGACATTACGGAACGACTTGGCGATCCCGGAGGCCATGTTGTCCGAGGCGTCGGCGACCGCTTCCAGAGCACCCTGAAAGCCCTTGGCTTGGACCACCTGCTCGGCCGAAGAGAAGCCCATTTCCCGGATGACCTTCTTCATGTCTTCCGAAGGCTTCAGGAAGGCGGTCATGGCCCCGCGCAGGCCCGTCACCGTCTTGTGCGCGTCCATGCCGCCGATGGTCATGGCAATCATTGCGGCGTTCAGTTCATCCAGGCTGACGCCCAACTGGGACGCAATGGGAATGACCTGCCCCATCGTGTCCGCCAGTTCCTTGCCGCGGACGTGCCCCAAGTTGATCGTGGTAAAATACTTCGCGGCCACCGAGTCCGCTTGCTCGCTCGTCATGCCGAAGGCATTGAGCGTGCCGGTAATCAGCGTCACGGCGTCCTGGAACTCCATGACGCCAACCTTTGCCAGTTTCATCGCCGCCGACATCACGCTAGCGCGCTGCGACATTCCCGAGAACTGGTCGGAGATGGTCTCGTACAGGCCCTCGGTGGCCTGCGCCAACGGGATGTTGAACGCTTTGGCGAACTCTGCGGCCTCGCTCGTCAGAGCGGCGAAACTCCCGCCGATCTTCGGCGCGACTGTCTGGACTTCGGCGATTCGCCTCTGAAACTCGATGGACTCCGCGACGGCTTCACGCAGGGCGTCACGAATTTGGCTCATGGCCCGGACGACAAACTGCGTCATCACCACGCGCGAAATCGTGCCCCAGGTGACGACGAACTTCTTGGCGCTGTCGTCCGCCTCGTCGAGCGCGTCCTTGCCCTTCGTGCCGCCGTCCTTGAGTTTGCCGCCCATGTCGGTGGCTGACGTGCCGACGCTGCGCAGGGCGTCGTTCAATCGCCTGGCCTCGGCCTCCATGCCGGACGGCAGCCAGAACGAGGACGTGGCAGCAGCTTGCGCCGGCATCGCCGGCCCGCTGCCCATCTTCGACATGGACGAGGCGAGATTCTGCGCAGCCGAGGCCATCTGCTTCATCGTGTTCAGCGCACCCGCCGCCTGGCTGTTCCAGGCGTTCAGCGTCCCGCCGAGCGTCTGGAAGGCTCCGCCCGAGGTTTGCAGCGCAAGGTCCAATCGCTGGAGCGCCGCCAGGGCCTCCTCGACGTTGAAGCCGAGTTTATTGACGATTTCGTCAGCCATGAGGCACCTTGCTAGGACTTGACTCGCGCCGCACGCAGATGAGGCTTGAGGGGCGGAAGGTCCACGTTGTCTGCAAACCGCAGAAAGGCCCTGGCACCCACGGCCTGGAAGTTGTAGGGGCCTTCCTTAATCACGCGATAGAAGAGGCTTGGGTCCGGCTCGACGTTGGCGTTGTGGTACTCGTTCCAGATCAGCCACGGCAGCGTCGTGCTGTAGGTGAAGCTGTACTCCCCGGTCTGCTTGTTTGTGACCATTCCACCGTCGCTGGACGCCTGCCCCATTCCGATCCGATCCACGGCGACCGGAGCAATGGGGATGGAATAGGAGATGTAGCTTGCCAATTTCGTGAAGGTGGCCCGTGAAGCCCCGCTCCACACCGGAATCTCGGCCAGGATCGTTTCCAGCCAGACCACGAGGCCCTGGGCAATCACATGGGCCATGTGCTTGTCCAGGGCGCTGCGATAGGCCACTACGTCGATGCGCGGAACAGAGAATTGGGCCGTGAACTTCATGGTCAGGAACCTTGCTCCGGGGAAGGCCGGGACGCCGCCAAAGGCATCCGTGCCCCCGCCAGTCGAGCCTCCCGCTCCGCGTCGTCGTGACCGCGCAGTTGGTCGAAGGCGACGATCAAAGCCTGAGTCTCGACGCCACAGTCATCCCAGGAGTGTTTGACGCCCGGCGGCCGGATGCCTAATCGTTCGCAGGCCCGCCAGACGGCGAACTCGGCCGTTCGCTGCGGAGCGAAGAGAACTCTTCGGGCATCGGCTCCCGACCACGTAGAAAAACCTCGCGGGCCTTTTGCAGCTTGGCCTCGTCCAGGGCGTTGGCCTCCAGCGCCAGGGCCAGCACGCGGTTGCACTCCACCTGGGTCAGGCCGCCGTTTTTCAGGTCGTCCTCCCACTTAGTCCAAGTGCGGGGGTCGGCCTTGTTCACGGTGTCCCACTCGATCTCGCTGGAGTCCAACGAGTGAATGACCATGTAGCCCAGTCGCTTCTTCGCCCATTCCCCGAGCACTTGCTGGTAGGTGGGGTCGGTGACGTTGGGAATCCAGCCCTCCTTGGTGAACTTGCCCGGCGGCTTGGGGTAGGGGCACAGGGCCTCGAACTCCCTCATGTCGGGCAGGCCCTTGGCGCGGAAGACGATCTCTTTGTCGCCGCGGGGCAGGACGAGGAGCACCTCGTTGGAAAGCGATTTGGGGTCGATGCCGGCAATCTTCATGTTGTTCCCTCGCAAAAAGGAAAGAGAAAGAGGCGGTGCCGGCACCCACAGCCGGCACCGCTTGACTGGTCTTGACAGAGAGGCCAGCCCAACCGGCCTTCTTGATAAAGAGGGCCGGGGAGTCGTCTTAACTCGCGCGGATCACGATGGGTTCCGTGGCATTGCACTTGCCCGTCACGGAGATCGTGGCCTCCTTGAAGTTCACCTCGCGCTGTTCCGAGCGGAAGTCGGGGAAGAGCGTGGTTTCGCCCAGGCTCGTGCCGCAGGGCGGAACGTGCTCGACTTCGATGGCCACCGCGTAGGGTTCGCAGGGGTCCGCGGCGTAGGTGATCCACTCGGAGGCCGCCCCGATGCCCTTCAGCGCATCCATCGGGCTGATGTTCTCGCTGGTGCCCGTGGTGATGTGCTCGTACACGCTGTCCCACTTGACATCCATCGGGACTTCCTTGCCTTCCTTCACGGTGTCCAGGTTGTCCCGGTCGAGCAGGTAGTTGTACTCGTTGTGCTCGGTGTAGGTGATGTTCCCCTCACCAATCTTCACTTCGAGTTGCTGCGGCAGGAACGTGATGGCGGCGTCCGTCCCGTAGGTGCCGGCCCCGAGGGCGGGGGAAAACACGATGTCCGTCGTCTTGTTCGGGTCGGTCCCATCCTGGGTCCTGGCCGTGACGACGTGGACCGTGGTGGCGGCCGTCTCACCGGCAATGGTGAAGCGCGCCCCAATCGGGATCTTCTCCGTGTATCCGCCGACCGCGGTCGGAATGCTCACGCTGGACACCTTGCAGCCGGTGTCGCTCTCGGCCACGGCCGTCTTGTCGGGCGTGAGCGTCTTGTTCCCCTGCGCCGTGCAAGGGTAGAGGGTGGGATGCGCGCCGAGTCCGTCCTTGATGCGGACGGTGCAGTCACGAAGTTCAATGCGTGCCATGTTCGGCTATCTCCTGTTTACTGACTGGTGGATATTTCCATCCGGTAGCGAGCGTCTACCATCGACTGTTTGATCCGGTTGGTCGGATCGACCTGTCCGAAGTGCATGACGCGGATGGCGTCGTGGCGGCCTTGCACTGGCGAGAGGCAGCCGACCAGCGCGCCATCGTCGTCTCCCGGTTCATTTCCGTACTGGTAGACGGCGATGGCTCCGTCCATTGCCTCTTGGAACACGCCCGTCCTCTGGATGATGGCGTATCGGTTCTTCTGCTCTTCGTAGCGGCTCAAGAACAGCACGTTCACCACGACTTCGATCTGGAAGTAGTTGTGGCTGACCTCCTTGGTAAACGGCCCCGTGATGCGGACCTCGCACCGATCCGTGGCCTCCATGAACTCCGTGGTCCGGTCGTCCAAGCCTTCGATCAGAACGGGCAGTCCGGTCTCCTTCGCCACGTCCTTGAGGTAGGTGGCTACGGATGCGAACACCCAGCGTGCCCAGTGTGGATTGGCTGGCATGGCTACATCGCCCCTCCGGCCTGTGAATCCAACGCGAGCGTGTCGCAAGCCGCAAGCTCGACGATCGACCCCGCCACGCCCGGGGACTCGCCCGGCATTTCCCTGCCGGTGATGAGGTACGCCGCATCGAACTCGTACTCTTCGTAGTTCTCGATGGCGTATTTGCGGCCTTGGTAGGCCAGCCAATCGCTCTTGTGAAGCACGAGGTTCGGGCAGTCGCGGCGCTCGATGATGAACAGCCGCTTGCCCGACTCGAAACCGCCGCCCGTGACCATCTGCTTGTTCGCGGAGATCAGCGAGATCGACTGCTTCACTTCGCGGCTGACCGTCACCGGCAGGACGACGGCCCGACGAATCCGGGTTGCCGTCTTCGTCCGGCTCGTTTCGCCGGTCTTCGTATCCGTAGTCACCGTGCCGTTCTGGTAGACGACGACCTCGCCGCCGTACTGCCGCTTGAGCGCGTACAGCACGCGCCGAATCTGCTGATTCAAGCCGTAATTGGCGGGATACGTCATAGCGGCACGGCTCGCGGTCAATGGTCCCGATCCAGGGCCTTCTCCAGTCGTTCCATCATCAGCGTGTTCTGGGCGATTACGTCCGCACAGCGTTCCACCAGCGGCATCAGCACGTTCCGTTGCTCGTCTTCCAGCTTCACGATCCGTTTGCCCATGCGGCACTCGCGGACCCAGCCTTGCCAGAGAAGAAAGACGACAACCAGGACCAGCGGGCCATACTGCTTGAGCAGGGCGACCGTATCGGCAAATGTGTCGGCTTGCGCGAAGAGCAGTTCCATGATGCAACTCCATCCGCCCCGAGGCGCAGTTCAAGGTAGAAAGGCCGCCTGTCCGGGTTTCGCACCCGGACAGGCGACCGCAACTCGCTCGCAGTCCCCCGTTAGCCGAGCACGGGGACGAGCAGGCCGCTGTCCAGCACGGCCACGCCAGCCAGGATGTCGCAGTTCACGACGGTCCCGCCCGCGTTGATGTCGTACTGCATCAGCACCCGCATCCCGATCCCGTTGTGGGGGACCACGGCGGCCATGACGCCCATCCGGGTGTCCGGCAGCGCCAGCGGCCGGGTGACCAGCGCCAAAGCGTCCCGGTGGAACGCCAGGTTCATCGAGCCGGTGGGGCCGGGGAATACCGAGTCGTTCTCGGCCACCGCGACTTCCAGCGGCCGGTCCAGATACAGCGTGCAGGTCGCGCCGGCATCTTCCGACTCGATCACGGTGTAGGTCCGGCGACCCGCGCCCGTCCCGAAGGCGACCAACTGGCCGACCTGCGGAGCCTTGCCGGCGGCGTAGCTCTTCACCACGACGCCCTTGCTGTAGCTGGCAGCGTAGCCCGCGTTGGCCGCGCACTTCTTGTAGTGCGTCACCACCGCGTTGTCTTCCACGCCGTACTTGAGAGCCTCGTTCAAGACGACGGCACCGGTGGTGGCATCGGTCATGTACGTCGGCTGATCGTTGCCGGCGACCACCAGGAACTCACCGGCGGTCCCGGTAATCACGATTTCCAGCGTGCTGGCGTACCCGGCGGCGTGCGGCTCCGTCAAGGAGAGCGCTTCGCTGTCGGCGCTCAGAACGCTGTTGACGTTCTGGCACATGAAGGTGTCGAAGCCGAGGATGCGGCCCAGGGTGGCGTTCTCCAGCGCCGTGCCGCCATCGCCGCGCTCGTTGGCTTTCAGGAAGATGTCGGTCTTCAGCATGGCCGTCTCTGCCGTGGGGGCCATGACCAGCCGGCGGCCGTCCATCGGGGCCTTGTTGACGTTCAGACGCTCGCGGGCGTCCAGCACGTAGTCCTTCGCGTTGGCGGCGCTGAGGGCACCCAGCCGGCCGATGCGGTTCGACGGGCCGCCCAGGAAGGCATGGACGCGACCGAGCAACGCGCGATCGACGCCACGGGCGATGGTGAGCATCGCCGGCTGGAGGTAGATGTCCTTCAACTCCTGGAAGGACTTGCTGCCTTCACCGTCCCGGATCACGAAGCTGGAATAGAACCACTGGTCCAACGGCACCGGCACGTTCTGAGCGGTGGCGTCTTGCTGCGTCAGCGTGGTCCCATCCGTCTTCCGGCGAATCTTGAACTCGCCGGGCTTGCGGGTGTTCACGACATCGCCGAACCGGGCGATCTCGTCCTCAAAGTCCCGGTGGACGAGGTTGGCCATGACCATATTCTCTTCGAGGATGGCCAGGCCCTCTTGCGCCCACAGTTCGGGGACGTAGGCGTCCAGGTTGTTTTCGTAGCAAGCCACGAAGGGCTGGCTAAGGTACAAACGGTTCATCGTTGTTCTCCAAAGCTGATGGTCTGCATTTGCTCGAACGCGCTGCAAGTCACCGCGACTCCGCAGATGCCGGAGCAAACCCTTTCATCGAACCCCTGAGAGGTTTAGCGGCGCTTGGGAGCCAGTCCGAGCAATTCAGGGTTTTTGGCTCGGATTTCCCGATACTGTGCGGGGGTCAGCTTCCGCACGTCGATCTGTCCGCCTTTGCCCGGCATGAGGCCGCCGGTGGCCGAACTCGAACCGATGCCCGACACGACGCCCGACTTGAAGAGGTTTCCATACGTCTCGGGCAGTTCCTTCATCCGGGCCACTGCGTCCTGCGGGGTGCGCGTCATTTCTTCCTGCTGACCGGTCTTCGGGTTCACGTCGAGCATCACGACTTTGACCTCGTAATTCCCATTGGGCCGGTTCGTGACCGGATCGACGCCTTCCACCAGCTTCGTCATGGGCTTCAGGAGCGTGACGATCTGGCTCGGCTGCCAGGCGTCATTCTTTACAGCGGCGTCCTGCAACGCCCGCTGGACGGTGGACTCGCGGTACAACCCTTCCCAAATCTGGGTCTTCTTCTCGCTTTCCACGAGCTTCGCCTGGAACGCCTGCTCCAATTCCTGCTTCTCTTTGGCGGCAGCCGCTTCGGACGACCGCAACTGACCCTGGAGGGACACCAGGTTCTCTTGCAGCACCTTGCGGTCCTGCTCGGTCAACTGGCTGCTCTTGAGCACGCCTTCCAGTTTCTCGGCTTGCTCCTTGATCTGGGCCTGATGCTTGCGGCGGTCTTCCGCCAGGATGCGGTTCAGGTCATCCTGGGTGAATGTAGCCTTGCCAGCGGCAGCGGCAGCCTCGGCGGCGGCCTTGTCGGTGGCAGCCTTCTCCGTTGCGGCCTTCGCGGCTTCCTCTTCACCCTCGAAACAAGACGACCACGGACGAGACAGATACAGAGATCGGAACATGCGAACATTCCTCGGCCCGAACCAGGGAAGCGATAACAGACCAGCCCGCCACGTTCGGTTTCAGCGGTGTCTGACCCGGCACAATCACCGGTCGGAAAGGGAGCCAGGGCACGCGCCTAGCTCAATCGTGACAACCTCAAGGCATCCGAGTCGCGCAAGAAAGGCTTGAGCAAGCGCCACGCGACGGAACTCGGCACCATGTTGATGATGTGTTCGATGGGCAGTTGCGACCGCTCGTAGCTGGTCTTGACCGCCCCGTAGCCCATTGCGCTGACGGCCAGGTTCTCCAATTCCAGCTCGGGGTCTTTGCCGTCCAGCAGGCAGTGGGCGATCTCGTACTCGGCGATGCGGATGGCCCCGGGCACCTCCGTGTCGCCCCCGCGCGGAAACTCCAACGGCTGGCTCGCCTCGGCGGCCCGGATGTCGTCCAGGGAGACCGAGGAGGTTTCCGGGCTGGGGCCACAGAGCGTGTAAACGCTGTGCTTGACCCCTTTGTAGTTCAGGGCGTCGATGATGGCCCGCGCTGCGATCAGTGCCTTGTTGCGGTTTGCGGACGAGGCACCCGTCCACGCCGTCTCGTGGAGACGATTGGCGAAGTATTCGTTCGCCTCGTTCAGCGATCCGTAGATGTCCGTATTGAGTGCCATTGTCCGACCCAGAACTGTTCAACCGCCGTCCGCAGTATGTCCGTTGCTTCACCTTCCGCGTCAGACTCAGGTCAACTTCGGCTGCCCGGCTCCCCGTACCCGCGGCTTGGTGGTCGGCTGTAAATCAGTGCTGCGGCTGGCCGCCTTTTCCTCTTTGCCGGCATTTGGATCGGCCGATAGATCGGCCACGCCACGAGCGGCCGGGTCGCCGCCACCACTGCCGCCGTTTGCCGACCCTTGCGCCTCGGCAATCCGTTTCACTCGCTCAAGGTGGTCCTGACGGGCCGCCAGGTACTCGTCGTCGTCGAAGCCCAGGGCCATCGAACCCGTCTTCTCGCCGACCAGCCCGGCTTGCACGGCCTGGATGATCGTCACCGGGTCGCTGTTCGTGTAATGGGCGCTGTCGATCTCCTGGTTGATCGCCTCCAGGTCGTCCACGCTGACCTTGCCGCCCAAGAGGGCCTGCACGATCCCTTTGGACAACTCCCGCTTGACCTTGCGGCCGGGGACCGAATTCATCAGCTTCGTCAAGTCCTGGGCTTCCGTGATCCGGTCGGCGTCGGTCTTGAGCGAGTACCGATCCGGGTACTTGATCGTGGCGACCTCGCGCTTCGTGACGACCCGCTCTTCGTAAGCGGCCCAGTGCTCGCAAAGCTGCCGCTCGGCGCTCTCCAGCAACAGGCCGATGTAGCTCAGGCCCGCTTCGAGGCCCTGGTTGTCCATCGCCTTCGATTCGGCCGAGGCCCGCACCGCCAATGCCGAAACGGCCAGGTTGACCAGTTCGCGGATGTCCCGCTTGAGCCGGTCCTGCAATTCCAGACTCGCGCGCAGCGGCTCGGCCGAGGGATTGATGAAGCCCGGAGGATTCATCCCTTTGTCGTAGGCCCGGCCGTGGGTCGCGCCGACCTTGATGTCGGTCTCGGCCGCGCCTTGGCCGCCCGTCGTGGCCGTGCCGTCCGCCGTGGCGGCGTGCTTCAAGTGGGCACCCACCGCCCGCAAGTCTTTTTGCTCGACGTAGAACGGGAAGTTCGACCGCAGGGCATAGCTCACGTCACTCGAACCCAGGTTCAAGAGCGCAATCTGGTGCTGATTTGCGCCACTACCCAC